GGGCCTTTTCAGGGCCACCTATCTGCTTCATACGTGTCTTGGGCTTGCCTATATCCACCGGAGGATAAACAATTGGTTTAGGACCTATTTTTTGAGCCTGACGATGCATGGGATCAACCGGGGCGGTTGTCGCAGTTGCTGCTGCAGCTTTTGCCGCGCGGGCGGTGGTGGCGGTCGTGGCTGCAACTTCACCCCCAGCCTCTGGCGGAACGTCTGTTGCTGCAGCTTCGCCTCCAGCCGCTGCAGCGGCAGCTTCTGGTGGAACGCCTGCTGCAGTAGCTTCTTTTTCTACTCTTTCTTGCCAGCGTGCAATAAATTCTCTAAAATATCCAGCTTTGGTTCTATAAGAAATATCTTCAATAAAACTCATGAGATATATCATTAAGTGGTGAAATTCATCCGGTCGATCAATATATTGTTTAATCATTGCTTTCAATTTTGTTTGTTCAAAACGCTTCCGTATTTTACCCACATCCGGGGAAAGGAGTCTTCGGGGGATAGCGCCCCTCATAGTGAGCTTGTCAACGCCTTTTCGTAAAAAGTCGCCAACACTCTTAATGCCTTTTTTAAATCCTCCAGGTTCAACTTCTTGCATCAAAATTTTGATTGTTTCTTCTCGAATAATCTCTTCTAAACCAGTCAACTTCGAAGGATCCATGGTCACTAATCCATGTTTTTTTCTAAATTTTTGAGCCTGACGATGCATGGGATCAACCGGGGCGGTTGTCGCAGTTGTTGCTTCAGGTTCAGCTGATTTTTCTGGCTCAGGCGGGGTTGCGGCGGGTTCTTCCTTTTTCTTCTCGCCTTCTCCTTCGCCGGCTTGTATAGATTTCATCAAATCCGTTAAAACCTTACGCATTATTTGAATTTCTCTTTTTTTATCTTGTTCTACTAACTCACCAACAAAATACGCAATTAAGTCCATAAATTCATCTTTTTTATTAATCAATCTAGCAACCAGCTTTCCCAATCTTGCAGCTTCGAACACCTTTGCAATTCGCTTCATGTCGCTTGTCCAATCTTCGGTGCGTTCAGCTTCGGCGGCTCTTGCCATTGTTCGGGCGTGGCCTCCCGGTGATCCACTGCCGATGTATCCTCCAAGCTCGGCGCCGAATTCATTAACAGTTTCTTCTTTAATAATTTTCTCTAGTTGTGATCTGGTTAACTCTTTATTGGCTTCTTCTTGAATAATTTGTTTAAGTTGTGATTTGGTTAGTTTCATTTATTTTTCCTTGGTCGACCCCTTCGACGCACTACCTTGAGTTTGTTACATTTCCCCGGGCAATTCTTGCAAGCGCAACAACCACAACAACAGCAGCAGTGATTTTGATTAAAAAGGTTTGCTAATCGATGCAATAATCCTTTCATTATTTTATTTCTCCTAAAGCTTCGTACAATAAGTAGTCGTTAGGATCACATAATACCGCTTCGTTTTTTCTATTTAAAAATTCTTCTTTTGTCATTGAACCAATATCTTCATAACCGGATGTGGCAATTTTATACACTTCAATTCCATAATTTAATAAATCTTTTATTATTCTTTTTGACTTGTTTTCGGCATCAACATCCAAACCAATATAAACTGGTGTATCATTTTTTACAAGCATCTGGAACAACTTGGAATTCTCGCGCAAAGTAGAACCAAGAATTGGAACAGAGTTTGGACCAGCAATCATTGCATCAAAGATGCCCTCAACAATTATTAAATCTTGATCGAAATCTAAATAAAGCTCATTAAATATTATATTCTTTGATGCTTGAGGGTTTAAATATTTTTTCCAAGCTCCATTAAATGTTCTTGCAACAAAATAATTTACATAACCTTCTTCATCAAAAGAAGGAATAATGACTCTATTGTTATATTCGCCTCGCATGCAGCATCCAATTTTCCAACGAATAATATCTTTTTTTGATATTCCTCTGTTCTCCAAATAATTTAAAGCAGGGGTCATTGCCAAAGGAAGATCTTCATTTGTAAGAGATACAAATTCTTGTGGCAAATCAAATCTTTGCAATGGTTCAATTTCAGTTTCTTCTAAGAATAAATCATCAAATTTTGTTATATCTTCTCGACCATTTAATTTATCCCACTTTTGGAGTGTGCGGAAGTCGCTATATTTTCTTATAAGACGACGAAGAGAGCGGCCATAATAATCACAAATCCAACATTTAAATGCACCCTTCTCTAAATTAATAGAGAATTTGCGCTTGTGATGTTTACACTTTGGACAATGAAAAAGGCATTCATCATTTGAATGATGAAACTTTCCAAAAATGCTTTTTAGGAGTTGGAGTTTCTCTCCTTCCATAAATTATAACCTGCTCTCGCGATAATTAAACTGTCTGTCCGATCATATGATCCTGGTTTCGGGTTTCCTTGTTTTGTATATTCTACCACAAAATTTGGTTCATTGTCAAGAACATATTGAAGAACAACTTTTTTTGCTTTTTCTCCACGAGGAATTTTAATTCCATTTGATTTTCTTGCAGTCGATGCTCCAATATATTCTGGTTCAATTCCCATATCATTTTGACAGATATATGAAATTATACCATTGAACTTTGCTAATGTCAATAAAGTCTTTGCTGAAGAAAATCCGGGCCTAAATGCTTGCAAAGATTGTTCGATAAAAATATATTTAATATGAAATTGTATACTTAAATCTAATAAGCGCCCCTTTACTAGATTTGCCTTATTAAATAAATCCGGGAAATGATTTTTGTTTCTCATATCCCAAGCTTCGCAATATAATAATTTGCTATTGTTATCAAGAACAGTCGCACCAGTTATTGATGTCGATATGTCTAAACCAAGAAACACTATTACATTGTACTAAAAATCTAATTTAATTTTAAATGTTAGATTATCAATTTCTCGTTTTCGAACTGGAGTTGCTAATTTGCTTATTCCGATAAGATTCCTATTTTCATCATAGATTCCAATCTTTGAAACAAAAGTATGTTTATCAAAACTAGCACTATAATTTTTATGAGAACTTGAAACTATATTTTTAATCGGTGTTTTGTGTCCTTCAAAATATCCAAGAGCGCCGGTTGATTCAAAGTTAGCTGAATTAAACGTAACATAAGTTGGATTATTGGAATGATTCAACCTTCCCTTTGGAGCATGAGCTAGCATTGTTCTGGTTGGCACATAATTTGTACCAGAAAGCGAAATATGGAAGAAGGCATCATCTAAAGAGTGATCGCCTGTCCTCAAATTATCTTTTGCTTCCATTGATAAATCATGACTACGATCACCAACAACTGTTGGGTCACCGATGGATAGCGAAGGATTTCCGGCATCTCCTGAACCACTAGTTAATCTGGCTCCAAAATAAGTCCATCTTGGATAATCATTTGCAATTCCATCATTTTTATAATCACTTTGAGTATTTTCATCGAGATTCCAACTTCCTGTTAAAATTATAAAACCTTCATTATAAAGAACAACTCCTGCAATTGGATGATCTTCGCCCTCGTCCAGCCCTACTAAAGAAGAAGTTAAACAAGAAGGAGCGGCAACCCCAGTAATTCCCGATATCATAAACTCGTAGTCCGGCGGAGGGGCTTTTTGGTTCCAATCTGCAAACCCTATCATGTACGCTGTATTTGAACCTTTTTCATCTGGAATTATAAAATTTGTTGATAATGGCGGATCTCCTATTAAATTAGAAGTCGGGCCAGTTGTTGGGTTTTCCTCTAATTGTGCAGCCTCTGTGTCTGTGACCTCGCCCATCCTCCACCATGAAACTAAATTGCTATATTTAGAATGGGTAACTAAGTTACAAGCCTTGCCACTGTTATATATTTCCCCAACTTCGTCTTCGTCTAAATTGTCATTCCAAATACTGACCTCATCGATGTGTCCTCTAAAACGATGTCCAATCAGTGTTGGACCAACGTTGTCACTTATTCCAGCTGAAGGAGTGACTGTTTCCGTTATTGACTTTGATACCCCGTCAACATAAACTACGGGATTGTTGGCCGCTAGCGCGCCGTCATATGAAACAGCTATATGGTGCCAAGATCCAAGTGAAAGTTCTCCTGCGACCTTCCATCTTCCGTTAACGTTCACGTTGTCGGTTTTTAAGGTTTCGAAATAGATCCTAGCACCTCCGGCGCCGTTGGGGATTGGATCGATCCACAACTTCCAATTGTCACTTGTGTGAATGAGAGTGTACCAAGCCAAATTCGCACCTGGAAGCTTCAGCGCGTTGACCCACATTGAAACCGTAAGAGAAGATAGTCCAGATAACGAATTATCCACCGAGGGAACCTTAATAAAATCAGCAAAATTCGGCTCGTTCGACGATATAAAAACATTGGACACGGCAGAGGTTTTCGCAAAGCCATCAAAAAACACAGAACGTCTACTAAAGGGAACGGTAGTTATATCAATTAATTCACCATTCTTTTTTATGTCGCGTGTTCGTCCAACTAACTTTCCCTTTACGTAGAATTTTAAATCTACAGAACCTCTTTTGATACAATTCCCATAATATATTGATGGAATACTAATAAGGTTTAATTCTTGTGTATCCTTTCTCCAGCCATCAATGGAAGAAGAAAATACATAATGACGGCTCATGGGAGAATAATAATTAAGAGTATTTCTCAAAGCTTGAATACGAGGTCTTGCTGTATAAAGGGCGCCGGCGTCTCCTTTTGTAACAAGTTCAATAGGGTCAGGGGGAAATGCTTGATTCCAAGCTTCAGCTGCGTTCGCTGGTTTTGTAGCTTCTGGTTGGTCAAAAACATTAGCATCTTCTTGGCTATCATAAAAATTTCTTTTGATACTGGCAGATAATGGATAACTACCAGTAATCATCTGCCCCCACTCATAATGAGCATTATATTCGGTCTCTGTAATATGCTTGAATTTTAAATTTTGATCTGAATTTTTTTCAACATATGGAAAGATTAAACTTTTAACACCATCAGTGTTTGTAGGATTTTCTGCTGTAGTGTTATTCGGATTTTCAGGATCGTTATTATTATCGTTTTCTATTGTTTTTGGAACAAATAGATGATCATCTTTATTTCTATCAACATTTAATTCATATAGGCTAATATTTCCTGGAGGGACACCGGGAACGCTAGCAGTAAATGCACCACTTATTTGTGGTGTGTTGTTGTAATAAACTTTTCCATCGTATATAGAAAATTCACTTACTGGATGAGTCTTTATGACATTATAGAATAGGTCATTTTTCTTAAATTTATAATACGGCATCTCAATTTAAATAGTTGTGCCAATGATTAATAATCAAGTCTTACTCTCAAAGTGATCTCGTTTGTTGGATCTTTTTTCAACGGTTCGGATAATTTAGCAACTGCCAACAATGCATTATCTGAACCATAAAGACCAATAGACGTTACATACGATACCGGCAAGTCAGAATTAGTATTTTTAACTTGAATTTTGCTAGCTGTTAAATATGTTGGATTTGAACTATAATTAAATTCATTGTGATTCATTCTGCAGAAATGAATTGTAGAATTTAGTTCTGTTGTATTTTGAAACTCAATATTGTCGAGTCGATGACGAAGAGCATTTGCCGTACCACTAATCGAAGAGGATACTAACATATGCCTGAATGATAAATTGTCGTCATCTTTTGTAAGTCCATTGCCAGAACCAGTCATATTAATATAGTTGTCATTATCATGATCAGCGTTTCCTTGAACTTGAGAAGAATCAGGTACATAAAACATTGAAGCTGAAAGAACAACAATGCCTGCTTGATAATAAACAAGACCAACTGGTTTTCCTCCTTCTTCAGGATCCGGAGGTTCCGCCGACATTGTTAATATTGCATAATCTCCCGCCGGAGAATCTGTATAATAAGTCGTGTCGCCGTAATCATAAAAAGTTCTAGAGCTTCCATTATAATTATGCGCTGTGGTGTATGTTGAGCCTGTTCCAAAAGACATAGTTAAAGAACCTTTTTTGATTTCGTCTTTAATCAAAAGTCTAGAAAAGTTGATAAAATATGCTTCGCGAATTTCGTCACCGCCAGGAATTTTAAATTCCTTAATTGAACCAGTGTGATCATGCCCTACCAGAATTTGAGCCATTTGATTATATATATTAAGCTTTTCAGTGTTTTGAGCGTTGGTTCCATCAACAACTGCTTCGCCGGAAACCCAAATTGATGAAGTGGCATATCCTACAGTAATATCAAAAATATGATTAGCAGAAGAACTTAAATACGGATAATCAAAAACAGATTGGAACATTCCGTGCGAATAATTTTTAATATTGCCTTCGGCAGGGAATTCAGTTGCTGTGCCGTCGATGCCGTAAGTCCCTGAAACGATTGTTCCTGTAACCGGCACGGTCTCATGTAATAAAGTTCTAGTTGTTGTAATATCGGTATTTGATATTGATTTAAACGAGGTTGCCATATTTTATACCTTTTTAACAATTCTAATTGGAATATCTAACTTATAACCAGTCGTAACTCCTACGACTCTGATTGTAGTATCAATATAATCTACACTTGGCGAACTTGTAGTTGACCCTGCAGGGTTTGTCCAAGTCTGCCCTGTTTTTCCAAGTTTTGTAAACAATGTTCTACTTTGTTGAATTTCCAACGATGTTCTAATTTTGAATTCAAGACGAGTTCCGCGAGGACCTCTGATTTCATCTTCAATTTTTGCTTCTCCTGTTTGATTTCTAATATCTGTAACAAAAGCTGAATCTGTCTCAAGAGTCAGATAATAAGTAACCATAAAATCATCATCTCCACGAAAACTTTCACCTAAACGAATAAAATTGGGCGAAGCAGAAATTACCCCATCGCTATTAACAATAGAACCTAACCTGCCATCAATTTCAATCATATACTGAGTTTCAAACAAGTCGGGATCTATAGTTTGTGTTGGTTTGACATCTGTATTATCAATTCCCTGATCTGCTTTAATATATGCTGCTCCTTGAACTGTACCTTCTATATCTACGCCGTTAATAAATCCATCAATTTGTTTACCATTGTTTGGAACAATTCCAGCATCTTTGGCTAATCCCGAGCTAGCAAATGTTCCCTGCGCTGTGTCGGCGTCAGCTGCAACAACGAACATATTTAATGCATTGCTGGTTGAATGTAGACGATTATTATCCATACTTTGATTTAACTTTATCATTGGAAGATAAAGAAGATCGCTTCTAGAAATTGATATGAGTTTCGATTTCAGAACTGCGGTATTATTTGTAAACGCTTCTAAAACTGGGGTTTTAAGAATATTAAGGTCCCGGTTTGCAGAATCGAGCGTCAAGTCATAAAGGTTGTAATCAACTTCGTCATCACCTACAGCGAATTGAGTAATTTTAAAAGATCCATCACCCTTTGCAAGCCTCATTCTTCCTAAGTCTGTTAAAACCGCATCAAGAATTATATCGCCAGAGTTATCTAAAAATGCCATGTTTATTTTCCTCTATGTAAGTAGTATTTTATTATAAATAGTCTTTTTTTTAATTAAATCCAATAAAAATGATTAAATTATTGTTTTACAAATCACTGTTTTTTAGAGTCTTTTAAACAATATTTATATTAGAACAATGGAATCATCTTCTTCCGCAGTTTCGTTATGATTTATTTTAAATTTAAGATTTATATCAACTTGTTTCCCTGTTTTTTTAGAAGTTAATTTAACTTTAAAATATTTCTTCTTGCCATCAACTACTTCATTGTTTTTATCTTCAAAAATTTTATATTGTAGTTCTGGTAGCCCTATCTTGGTTTTTTGGCCAACACCTAATAAATACGTGCCGGCTGTTTGTGTCTCATAATCAGGCGGAGTTGTGTCCAAATCAAGTAATGATTGTTGTAGTGTTGGGAGAATACGTAAATATTTTCTCATAGTTTTTGTTGCTTGTAAATTATTTTCAAAATCAAAATCAACAATGTTTATTATTGGGTATATTGTTCCGCCATCATTAACAATCTCAACTTCGTAAACAGCAGTTGGATTTGAAAAATGTCCAAAGTCGTCAATCACTCTAAAAGTATAATAATATTTTTTATTAGGAAGAATTGACGTATCTTTAAAAGACACAGAAGTACTCCGCTCAATAATTTTTTCTCCAAACTCATTTTTATAACTAATGTTTGTAGGCTTGATGCCCGGTATACCATCGGGTCCAATCAATTTGCCACTAGTAAAATCAGAATATGATTTTGGTTTTTCTTCTATTCTATATATTTCATATCTTTTAACGTCTTTAGTGTTAAATAAAATCGTTCCATCGTTATCCATTAAACTTGAATTATTTATGATTATTTGCCATATGTCATATAATAAATCATTGTCCTCGGGATTAATTCCAATTATAAAATCAGTATGTACGGTCCCTGCAGAAGCATTTAATAAAAACAAAAGTGCGGTATCCGTATTTTCATACGGAACAACTTCAACATTCGGGGGAGAAGGAATAGAAGAAGCTTCTACATTTTTAGTAGCAGAGCCGGGAGACAGGCCCCCTAAAGAAGAATATGGAATTTCAACCATTTTAACACACGGTTTGGAGTGCGCGGAAAAATCGAAACTATATCTCATGCCGCGCGCGCCAGTGGATGTCTCATACTCTTCCCCACCAAAAACGTCATCCCCGAATTGATTTATATAATGATCAAACCCATCTTTCCCTTTCTTCTCCCCGATGATATGGGCTAGCCCAGCGGTCGAGGTAATCGTTTGCTCGAGATTTATTGAGTGGCCATGGAATGTATAGTTATATTTAGTTCCATATATAGCGCACCATGCATAAATTACATATTTATATTCCTCATTGTTAATAATTTGACTATCTATAAAATATTTTGGATTAAATTCTGGATGGTTTGGAATAAAAATATTTTGGATTAAATTGTTTTCTGAATCTTTCTTTTGAATTCTCCAATAAACTATTTCGGAATTTGCTTTCTTGCCATCTAATATATCTGTAAAAGTTCTCGTTTTTCCGCCATTATCAATAAAATCAAGTACACTTTTTAAATTATCGTCATCAGAAGTCTCGCTAAAAAATCCATTAACGTTTGATATGGCAGCAGAAAAATCTTCTGCCGGGCCTCTTTTAACAAAGAACTGAAGAGGATCTTCAGACCCGGGAACGTCTAAAAACATATGATTCGTTTTATAAGAATATATATCTTCCCAGGTCATGCCAAATCCGGAGGCAACGAATGTGGTGGGCCACTTTACCTGCATCTCATATAAAGAGCAAAAAGAATTATCACTAGAATCGGAATAGGAAGAAAAATCATAAAAATTAAAAGAATTCCTATTTGTATAAACATGAGGATTGCCGGTGTCATATGACGAGTAGCTTAGGCCCGGGCAAGCTAATATTTCATCATCACCACTAAACAAAGAAACCTCGCTGCCGTCGACGACCCCGGAAGGTATTTCAACTGGATCGTATTGGCCAAATGGAACCTTCTCGCCTACTCTCTCTGCAATTGCTTTTAATACAACATAATCTAAATTCCAGCGATCCAATGATTTAAGTAAACTTTTTTCGTTATAAATAGGTGTAAGCATTTCGCACGTTAAGCCAGCAGGGAAATAAAAACTATTTTTGGAGGTCTGCATTTGCTCAAGTACACTTTGCATGATTACAATATTGGAAAGTTTTGTCATATGAGCATAAAGGCCGGCGTAGGCGTCTTCGAAAGCCAATTGGGGAGATGTCTCGAGAGCAGTCATATACTGTTCGACGTATTCCTGAATATGCTCCGGTGTCTGCCCCAAACTTGTTACCGCGCTCACACTGTTGAAAGTTATAAGCTGTTTTAAATAACCTAAGTAATTCGCAAGCTCTGAATATTGATCATCCTCTTGAGGCAGATTCTTAACCATCTCATCAACAAATAAATGCAAATCATAACAATTAAAATTAGGAAGTAATACATCCGAATTTGTTGTATAGTCGAGCATTTGTACGGCTTGATCAAGATCTTGCTTTGGCAGCTCTTCATTAGTTAATATTTCGCTTGTTATTGAGGCCCATGGGGTGCCGCCGGCGCCGGTGGAGTTTTGTTTTAAAGCCCCAATTTCTGTAACATAGTCATAAAATATCGGATTAGTGCGCGTTACGGTGCGCCCATCGTCACTCATGGTTACGATCTGCGCGGCCCATATATTATATATAAAATTAAAAAATCTTTCTTTTTTATAATCATTATATTTAATTGTGGCTTCGCTGGTTGGAACGTCTATGTTCACATATACCCTAAACTTCTCGGTGGCGGTGGTCATGCCCTGAACCGAACCAGCGCCTTTTGCGGCGATCTCATATTGGGGGTGCTCGTTGAGCGACGTGGGATCGATCGTCATATGTAAATAACTTGTAGACGTCAAAGACTGGTTGTCCTTGATTTCCGTGGCGTTGGTGGGTGAAGTATCATATATAATAAAAGGAGTGTTAAGGAAAATTCCATTACCAGCTTCAATTGAGAAAGGCGCGGCGCTCGATTGACCCGGGATGGGCCAGGCAAGATGTTGGAGTTTAACGCTTCCATCGGAGATGGTATACCATAAGCATCCCAAATTTGTTCTTATGTGATCATTCGACACATCATAGCCGTAATCCATCAGTTTATCAACCTTGTTGCCGACAAAACTTTTAGCATGATTCACTTGTGCTCCATTCCCAATGAGATCCTCATTTTGTATATCATTATAGTGAACATATAGTGGCCAATAAGGCGCATTATTGTGACCCATAAACAAAGAAACTGGATTTGTTAAAACAGATTGAATCTCTGCCATCGGTGGGACTGGTGCTGTCTCTGTTGGATCTCCGGAACCTGCTGCCATTTTTTTTATAACCTTCTAAAATTAAATAGTTTCAATATGAACTTCCACCTTGAGGGCCCTGCAGTGTGTCTCTTCCAGCAGTACCACGTAGTGTGTCTCTTCCAGCAGTGCCCCGTAGCGTGCCTCTTCCGGGGCGGGTGGTGGGTTTAATAAAAAAGGACTCATTATAAGTGGGATAATTTCCTGTTTCTGGGATATTAAATTTAAGATTTTTATAATCTACAAGCCTACACAATATAAGACTTCCTTGAGAAATTCTATCAAAAGATTCTAATTTTTTATATATTGGTTTATTCATCAGCACATTGTCATTGTTAGCTATTTCATAACCTTCAAATGTTTGAATTTCCTTTAAGTTAAAGAAATTAACATAAATATAGCCTACTAAATTCATTATACTAGGATCGGAAAGTTTTTCAACTATAAGCTTCCGCATTAATGAGTCTATCTTATTTTCCACGTGGAATGTGACACCGAATTCGGATGCAATATAATCATAATATTTAATTAATACTTTAATTTGATTTGGAAGAGACGAAACTTGTTCATAACTCGCATCTTTTAGTAGGGATGGAATATGATATTTTTCAATAGGATCAAAAGGAAATTTATCATTAAAAATTTCTCCTGACAATACAGTAATTAAAAGTTCGCTTGGATTAATTTTTTCTTCGAACAAATCAGATTCCTCCGATGTTTTAGGAATTTTAGAAGAACTGGTATCATCAGTGTCATGAGGTGCTTTGGTCTTTTCTGTTTCGCTCTTGTCGGCAAGAGTGGCTTTAAAAGACTCTAATATTTCAAAATTTTTTATTTCTCTAAAATAAGTTGATAAGTTTTCTATTAAGAAATCTTGATTCTTTAAAAGGTCCCCGCGTGTCTCCCCGATGCTTCGGGCATATGCAAACAACAGTGAAACTTGATTATCCTTCACGTGAGAACTTATAATATATTTTAATAAATAATAATTATATTTTATCAAATCATCAGCAGTTAAATGAGTCAATTTGTCGGAATGCATCAATTCTCGAGAAATGCCAATCCCTCCTGTTTTAATTGAGTATGGAGATAAAAATGATAATTTTTGCAAACTTAAATCTAAAGCTCGATCAAATTTATGAGTTGTGATGTTTGAAACATCACTAGCAAAATCAATGAAATTTAATAAATATTTTGATTCTTCAAGGCTCACTCTCTTATGTAGATCATTACTATCGTATATAACTGGACCAGAATTACTTGCGAACTTACCTGAAAAAAGATCATCCATATAATCTGCACCATAGTTTCTAGGATTTAATTTCATATCATATGTCTCGTTAAAACGATGTCTAATAACTATTCGACGGCCAGATGTCCTATGGGTGCTGCTGGGGTGGTATCCCCCAGATAAAGGATCCTTTTTTGTAGCCCCGCCTTCAATTGAAGAAATAATATCATCTAACATCTTAATAAACTGAGTAAGAAAAGTAGCAATTTTTTGTCTACCAAACTTTGATAATAAAAGATTTTTTAGCCTTATACTATAGTTCTTTTCTTCTTCGAGACTAATTTCTTTTAAAGAATAAATTTTGCAATATTTCACAATTTCTTTAACAATCCTACTGTGCCAGCTAGCAGGAAGAACACTTAAACTATAAATATTGTCATAAATAGAGTCTGATAAAGAGTTGTTTTTTGAAAGAATCTTATTTTGAACATGTCTTAGAGACGTAATATCTTTATCTATAGACCCGTAAATATTAGAAAAATTTACTTCAAACCTGGCAGAATATCGATATGAATTATATATATTTTTAGAATGGTTGGTTGGGGGCGTCACAAATGAATAATGTAGCACAAAAGGATCATCAAGTCTCTCCGATATTGATGATTTAATGCGTAAGCGCTGAATTTTTCTTATTCTTGTTCTTCTTTTTCTGCCGCGGGACCATGCCGAAGAGATAGAGGGTTCTTCAGTGAGGCTACAACGGACATGTGTCAAATCTAAAAATCTTTTGACGAGGCCTATCGAAGAATTATAAAAAATCTTAGAATGGGGAAAATTATTTCTCATGATTGATAGCAAATCTAATCCAAAAAAACCTCTAACATTTTCTCTTTTATCTCTAGACAAAGTAAGAGGAGAAAAATAATTTTTATTTGTTGTTATTTTATTTTCAAGCGTATCTTTATCCGGAGTGATTTTTGATATTATATCATTCAACACAGTAACATCTTGTAATTTAGAATTATTAATAACCTGTTTTCGCGGGGATGCGGATTGCCTCGTAATTGCTTCCGTATAGTCAATTATCTCATTTGAAATTTCAGACCCACGTTTATTTACAGAGACGCTTCTTCTTAAATTTGTGACTCCATTTCTAATAATGTTCTCTGCTATGACACTTCCAATGTAATAAGGCTTTTCTAATATGCTATTACCAACGCCAGAATTAGCAACATTAGTAGAATTCGATAAATAAGGGATTATAAATAAAGATAAATTATTTGAAACAGGGACAGTTAAAGTTTTAACTTGAAATGGTAACGTAAATATTGTGTACTTGGTATCAGGCACGCGTGAGTATCCCTGAACAGAGTGTCCACGATGGCCGTTTGCACGATATTTTTCATGGAAGTTACTATTTGTTTGCGGTGTCGGCAAACCAATAATATTTTTCAACCCATCAACACTAACTAAAAAGACATCTCTCTCTTCCCTAACCATATTCAACAATCTAGAATAATATGTCTGGTGGTTACCAATTGAACCAAGATCTAAAGTACTTAAATTTCTATTTGAATAAAGAACAGCTATTTTATATTGATTGTTGAAATCTCCATTAAAATAATATGATAAATTTTTAAGTGAAGAAACAACAAGTTCAGTTCTAAAATTTATATTCATTAAATACTGATCAGAATTACCAGTCAAATCCAAAGTTATATTGTCTAAATACACGCCTGGAAGTCGTGTTCGCAAAATACTTTGTGGGTCTAATCTCATTAACAGGGCTCCTCAAAATCTTCAGCCTTAACTTCAATTTTATAAATATTTTCAAACTGAGGCGTTGGAGCATCATCACAATTAAATGGAATTTTTTGATCTGAAAGAATATTTTGTTTTTTATCGACATTTTTAGATTTACAATAAAATTTGGATTCTATTTCTTCATCGACAAGCAAATCAAAATAATATTCCACGTGATAGGGTTTTGGCTCGTTATCAACGCCCCCTGGGTTAAAAAAATACAATTGTTTGAATTCACGATTAATCTTGTCGGGAAAGGCGTCATCGGTCTTTTCCTCAACTGCAAAAACTTCAATTTCAAAATTATCTTTTAAGAAATCTGTATTCAATTCATTAACTTCCAAAAAAAGATAATCTGATTTAACTTGTATAATAGTGTCATCTTTAAATTTGTCAGACCTTATTTCTCCAAAAAATCCAACATCGTCAACTGCATAATTGTTTACAAGCAATCCATCTGAACCTACTTTAGCTACATATGTATCATATTGAATTCTTGTTTCTAACTGGGGGATTTTCATCTGTGGAAAATTTGAACCACTATAAAACGCAACGCTATCATAAGGATCTTCTGATAATAAATCTCCATTTAAAAATTTAACTGACCATGCTGGAGCATAATCTTTACTTAAAGAAGAATTCCCTAAAGGAAATATATAAGGATAATATTTTATATCACTTAATCTTTTCTGATATAAACAATTTGCAATTGAAGCAGCTGAAGAATATATATTAAAATTATTAAACGCATGTGTTGTCTCCAACAGCGTGGTCAAGGTATTAACAAGGCCTGTATCAGTTCCGCTTTCAACAAGATCTTGTAAGTTTATCGTATGCAATTCGTCTGGATTAAGGACAACAAAATTAAATTCTGTTCCAAACTCGAAGAGTTTTTCATATAATTCTTCAATCATCTCAATTGGAGTAACACGTGGGCCACAATCAGTTTGATAATCTGATTGAGCGGCTCCAGTTCTTTTTTCAAGATCAGAAAAATTATATTGAGTTTTTATTCTGGGAGTTTCTTTAATTCTTGTTTCTGAAACGTTTTGCTTTTCATAAATATGCGATCTTTCCGTTGAGTCAAAACCTCCATCAGAAGCAGAACCAGTTGAAGAATATTTGATATCATATAAAATATCATCATCAAAAAAAGCATATTGAGCTGGCTTGAACTTGCCAACTGACAATAAGTGTTTGCCGAATTGAGTTAATTCAACTCCAATTACCTCTTCTTTTCTATCAAAAAATTCCATTAATTATTCTTGCCTCCATCTAAATAACCGTAATCTTCGCACTCTTTGTTATCTTTTTTGGCCTTTTCCTCGCATTTTTTTTGTTGTTCTATTGTTAGAGCTGACAATTTAATATTTGCTTCGACCTTCGCCAACTCTACCAAAGAAAAGAAATCGTATGGCCAATTATAACTATAGTCAGGAGTCTTTTTTTCTGAGTCAACATTGAATTCAAATTCAAATCTATCATCATCAGTAGAATCAGCAGTAACGTTAAAATAACTTTTTTCAGCCCTCTTTTTGACTTTATAAATCATCCATTTAATATCAAAAGGTATTTCTCCATCTTCAAAAAATTCTCCCTTAACGCCGCACGGGTGAGTAATCTCCACTTCGTCCAGCTCCGGATTTCTAGCAATTTTTGGCATTAAGTTTTGCCATATATTAGATAAATCCTCCTTGTCAAAAGTATGTTCAAATTCAAACACATACATTGCAAAAGGTCTAACGTTTTTGTTGATAACAAAATCATGTTGAGGGGGAATTACGTATTTCTGCATTTTTTCAACCATGTCTATAATCGATTCTCCAACCTCAATACCTTTCTTTTGATATTTTTTAACAGTTTTCTTAGAAGCGCGATCCAAAGCAAGATCAACATAATCTTTTGGAATATCAAAAAATCCTCTTACGGATTCTTTTGATTTTGCCCTAAAGGGAATAGCAATTATAGCTTCTGAAATAACTTTTTGATTTGCAATTCTTCCAATTCTTCTTTTAGTTTTGGTAGTGTTTTCAGTAAACCCGCAAACTTGTATAAGAGAACCTGTCTCCAATAGTCCAACGGTAGTGAGAGGATTTGCTGTGAGGTTTTTCATTGTTTTTGTTTTATTTAATTCTTCCGGAAAGCTTTCCCTAATTCTTAAGAAAATTCCTTGATCTGGTGGCGGCTCTTCGCCATAACCAAACCACATCCCTCTTGTAAAATGACCCTTCGCGTTACCGGAAAAGTTTAACGTTGGGCATTCAAATTTTGTGCTGATTGTCCAAACATCAAACGTTTCTTCAGAAGAATCTTTTATTAATACCGGAGCATATTTGCCGTTCGGGCCTAAACCTGTTTCATAGGTGACTTCTTTAACTTTTGTTTTGCCAAATAAATTAATTGAAGAATCAATTTTCATTTTACTAACACCAGCTAAACTTTTCTCCTCAGGAACCCTAATATAACCTTCTAAATGGGTACCATCCGTAGAATCTTTCGTAGAATTAATGGATTGAGCATAAGATGCTGTCCTATTTGGCTCATAAATTGTTTCAACTCTTGCACCATCCAATATCTCAGCAATTGTAAAAGTTTGAGGACCTTCAGATGGAAGCAGCTCTCTATGTTTGTGAGGAGAAAAAGTAATTCTTGCAACAGATGATCCATAAAAATATGGTGGAGTATACGGAGCAAAAGCAGGATCTTGAATATTTGATAGCCAATTGTAGTTGGCATTGTGGGTCGCAGTTAGACCATCAGTTGTTTGATCCTTTTCCCCGAGAACGTCGCAGGCCGGCCCATAATGTAAACCTCTTGCGCTGCCAGAAGAATATCTCAATAATCCAGTCTCTGAATTAGTTTCCTTCATATCGATATGGGGCCCTTCATATTGAATAAATTCTGATGTTTTTTCCAAAACAACATCCATATAATATGTTGTTCCGGAAACCATAGTGAACGGACCTTGCTTAGACGCAAACGTTGTTAGACGTTCATCTTCTAAAAAGAATTTAGGAATTTCACCTAAAAAGTTATGCATAGCTAAATTATATTTATCATCATGTTCCCCTGTCCAAATAAAATGTGGTGCATTTCCTTCAAAATCATATACATTTTCTTCATCTGACTGCGAACCAGATCTATATGCCGGGCTAATTGCCATATTAACTCTCGCTTCTACTCCGGTGGCGCCTTGTTCCGCTCCTGGAACGGGAGCAGCAGGAATATATCTCTCCGGAGAAACTAAAGATTCGAATGGGAAACGACGATTGTGATACTGTTTATCAACTAAACTACTACCAGTTGTCAAATAACCTAAATAACCAAATGAAGCAGCTGTATCACCTATTTTCGTAGATCCAGTAATTACTGGCCAATCAACTGCAATTCCTGATTTAATTGTGTTATACATAATACCGGGAGAAAAGAAGGGCTGAATTAAAGCTTGCACTTGACTTTCTTTAGATAGGGCAGAATCAGAAGAAGCCGTCAGATAAGGGCTAAAAGATTGAGAAAGCATAGAACCAAGCTGTACACATCTTAACACTGGGTAAAATCCTTGATATGGAAGAAGTTTTTTGATCCCTTTGCATTTTAATGTGATCTGTGAAACATTTTTATCTAGATTTTTACTTTTAATCAAATTAAACGAATCAAGAAAATCAGAATGTGAATAAATTTTATAAAAATCGTCAATTGAAGGTTCGTTTTCACTAGCTGCGCTAGATGACAAGTGTTCTTCTACTGAGAACTGAAGCTCATTTTGGTCCACGTTGATTCCTGTGAAGCCGCGATCCACCGCAGTAAATAACACTTCAGACGAACCTGAACTTCGTGACTTCTTTGAAGCTCCTACTAGAGATAAATATTTATTATTTTTGGTTAAAAATCCTTTCTTAAGATAGTATTCCATATGTTCAGAGACTCTAAATTCAGGAACAATAGAATAATCTTTCCCCAATGGCCTGATGTTATCAGCATATGCTTCGTATGAATCATACCACGGAGTCAAACTAGATAAAGCACTAGCACTATATTGTGGTTTGAAATGATGTAAATGGACTGCTGAAGCGTCAGTATCTGCCGCAAAACCGGGTTTGTTTTTTCCTGGTCCGGATGCTGAAATATAATATTCAGAAGGCCATGTTTGCGTATCAGATACTCCAAACCATCCATAATGTTGATAAAAGAAAAAACATTGCCCTGGCGCGGCGGGGTGGGTGCCGGCGTCGGAACTTGAAACTAAACCTCCCTCTACTTGGGTATAAAGTTCTCCAGCTGCTCCAATATTGGACCTCCTTTCATCATACTTGTGACCTACAAAACCCCCAGACATATATCCCCCGGGAAATGAGTCCAAAGGCCAAACACTTAAAGCCATTGGGTGAAGCTGATGTACCCAATCGCCGGAAAAATAAGGACCGTCTTGGTCAGATAGACCTCCATCAGCAGTATAAAAATATGAGCTTAATTCAGTTCCTAAAGAATTTGAAGCTATAAAATTAGTTCTCTGTCGATCTTCGGCACGAGAGCGCCAGAACGTTCTATGATTTATTCGATCATATCCATTACTTCCTGTGCCAAAAAATTCATTATAAGCCAGTCTTCCTCTAGTTTTAGCCAAAGAAGTAAATTCAGCTCTTGGATATATAACTTCTTTATATTCGATGTCCTTCACTTTAATATTATTAATATTTGTAATAATTTCATTAATTTCTGGTTTTTGTTTTATAACTGCATGTTTGGTATCCAGAAGACCTTCATCAATTAATAAATAAGAATTTAAATTGCTATAAGTATAAGAAGCTTTGATGTACACAGCTTCTTTAAAAGTAAAAGCAGTTTTTATATTATCAAACATTGTCGTTGTTAATGGCTTAAATTTAGTGGTAATTGCAGGAATTCTATATTGTTTGAGCTGAGAGTTATCTTTAAACCCTGTAATCCCATCATTGTTGTTGACTTCGTTAATAATTTTTGGCTGAGTGTTTTCATAAAAATTATATGTATTATTTTTTCTTTGAAAACGAGTTATTCTATGTTGCTCATTTCTAATTTGTTTCCAGCTGGGCCAGCCATAAGCTCCGTTACGATATATATTTACAGCTGCTATATCCGGCGTTGCATATGTTCCATCCGCTGACATATCAATTTGATCAAGAGCAATAAGCTGATCACCAAAGACAGGATTATCTCCTGTACCATCTAAAGGAAAAATCAAATTATTATCTGAGTCCACATCATCAACATATGTTATGTTTAATCCAATAAAATCCACAGGTATACCATCGCGATCAGAAGTCTTGTTTATAATGCCTGCCGCACTAGAAACAAATTGAATATCATTCGAAGCGCCGCCAAGTTTAATATTTGGCTGTTCATATCCAAAAGGCAGCTGCGCATTTTGTACTAAGCCACCAGAAACTTGATAGGCAGAAGCGGTAATCCAAGCATATTGCAAATCACTTTGTGGTATTGGGCGAGTAACAAACCCATTATCTCTTACAGTTCCTGTAATAACGGTATCCCCTGACAGCTCCAATCTATATCTTGTATTTCTATGAACTTTATGAGAGGAGCCACTTCCCGCTCCAAAAACACTATCTTCACCAAACTGTGAAGTATACCTCTTTAACAATGTTTGATAAGGCTGTCTAATGGCGAGATTTCTATAAGGTAAAGCATTATATACTGAATACTCTTCAGCAGCTGTATCAAGAAAACCTCTTGACATAACTTCTGGGCCGCCTGGAGCTGAAAATCTATTAACAATTACTGATTCATTTTTTGCTCTCTCAGGAAGAGCAAATTCTTTAAGATCTGGAAAATCACTAGCTACTACAGAAGATGAAACTGCTCCTGTAATTGTGACATTATATTTGCTATTAGACGATCTTCCACTTGTTAAAATAACTTCATAATTTTTTCTGTAATTACCAATTCCATATGAAGCACTTTTTATATTTCTAATATTAATTGGTCTTTTTGCTGTCTCGTCTCTATAGAACATTGCACGAGGCAATTCAGTATCTAATGTAAGATTTGAATCTAGATCTGGAGGAGCATAGTTAAGCATTGTTCCTATTATGGGGCTTCTGAATAATTTTGCTTCTTCTCCACCACCGGTGAAGTCTGTTTTAGACATCCCTGCAGTTCCAGTATCTGTAAGAGTAACAGTTGTATTGCCGTCGGTTCCGCCTGTAGCTTGAGTAACCGTAACTACAGCTCCATTTACCGTAGCGGTGAATCTGGTTCCGGCTGGTCCACTTGAAGTATTGATGACATTCATTAGGTTGGTCGCAGTTTGGTTATTTGAAGTTGTGGCCTCCCATGTACCATTGACCGAACTTTGGTCGCCCTGAGTAAAGTTATAGTTAGTGCCGTCCGTAGCAACCAGATTAACCTTGTCGGTGCTATTGAGTTCGGTGTAATCCGTGATGGTAATTGTTGCAGTGGCATTATTATTTAAATCAGATTCATCACTTACAATCAACTTAAACCCTTGCGGTCTTGTATATTTGGTATCTAATTCACTACCTGAATTAATTTGAATATGTCTATACTGAAGGCCTCCAACATATTTTTCCGTGAACGGGCCCTGTAGTGTGGCTGCTGAATCATTATGAATATTGGTTATAATGCGGCCGGCACTACTAGTGTAAATGCTAAAAGGTGCAGCAATATTGTGTTTTAATATTTTTCCGTCGTCTACATTCTCGACAGCAAAATTAAGTTTTCTCTTTTTCCCTGATGGTAAGCCCGGAACCGGTTCTGACTCAAAATCATAATCTGCTCTAAATCCGTATAATTCAGTAGATTCGGAAGCGACCACATTGCTGGCCGTTGTCCTTAATCTCGAAGTTGACGAAAAAGGTTTTAAAACACTTCTTGAATAAGAATTAGAATGTTTCTTGTGACTTTCGTCATCTAATTGTAACCCAGTACGTAAACGATATACTTGCGCGACGGAAGCATCTTTATAAGATGAACCCGAAAAAGCAACTGCTGACGTAATAATTTTTCTATATATTTCTCTTTGTTTATCTACAGTGGCATCTCCTGACGAAATCTCATCGGTTTTATCCCTCTCTGCTCTATTTTGCCACCACAAAATACCTTTTCTAGTGTTCATTGGACTTAGAGCAAAATTGTTTAAAACTGTAGCCTCAGTAACTGATTCATAAGCATTTTCTTCCAAAAGAGATATTTCTGAAGAATTGCCATTATAACGATGCGCGGCGGGGTTTTGAGGTGCATTCTGAAATTGACTTGTAGTTGAGCTTTCCGGCTCCCAATTCGCATATGCTGAATTAAAAAATGGATATTTATGTCTAAATTTGTTTCTTTCTAATACATGGCTTTCAATCATTGTACTTAAATTTTCAGACGTATTAGCAGACATTGGCATTAGTTGATGAATTATCACATCAACTGCATTATCAATCCATTTATAATAATCAATATATTTTTCAACATCCGGAACATTGTCGATTCTTTCAAAAAACATCTGTTTCAATTTGTCCATTTGTTTATAATTTGGACGATATGTACTTACAGGTTCTCCGATCAAATTATTGAAGTCTGTTAATGTTGCGAAAATTTTAAGCATTTCCTCTGTCACAGATTGATATGGGCTTTTTTCAATTCCAATAAAATGAGTAATGGGTCTGCTGTTTCTTGTTAACAATCTGTCATCTCTAGTTCTCCCTTCAATCATGTTTGAACTAGCAATAATTTCTGGTGGTTGTAATCTTGCATTTGGAACATACACTTTGTCAACAACTTTTGAACTATTTGTTGGAAAATATTGACCTTTTCCTGTATGTTGTCTTTTAAGAGTTCTCGCTAAAGGTGTCCCAACGCCTTCATTGTCCCCATATCTAACCTGAATGCCATTTCTGGAGGAGACAGAACCGGAAGACGCGTCCATGACAACAAATTCTCCAGAATCATCAGAACCAGTTAATGTTGCAAAATTCCAATGCAAAGCAAGAGTTTCAGCTTGTGGAATATATATTGATCCCGAATATGGTTCATCGAGTCCAGCGAGTTTATCCGGGCCTTGAAAAAGGAAAGAATTCCTATAAGGATGCTCTGTTCCATAATTTTCAACATCATATGCGTGCTCTCTGATAATATCATTTGGAATATCGTCCAACCAAAATCTAACAGAACCAATTTTAACATCTGATTTTTGAAGAACAGTTGTACCGAAATCTTGTCGATGAGCACCTGCATAAATTCTTTTTGCTGACGATACCAAATCATTGAACTTGTCTAGTGCAATCGATGAAGTAACTAAAAATTCATTTTTTACATAATCCTGAACAACGTTGACGCCGTAAAACTCAATACTTCCTGAGGTGTCATTGCAAGGATTGATATCGCCGTTAGGCCCAGAACTAGTAACGCCTGTCGCCAATGGATGAATATCTCTTTTAAATCTGATAGCAAAATTCCACTTTTCATTATTGTAAACATCATCATACAAGGAGGAAGTCAAATAAGTGTTCCCATCTTCGAAAGTTCCAAGAAATGTTGATTCTAATTTAAAATGAACGTTTTTGCCTCCACTCTTTTCCCTTACTGCATAGATTCTTATATCTTGATCTGCATTTGCAACTGGCGTTGGCCATGTTAAAACATTTTCTTCTGTGCCGGCTGTGTGGAGCCCGAATAAAGAAGAAGACAAATCTGTAAATTCATAATTTGTTACTCTCGGATTTATTCTTTCCGGAAAAATAACTTCAGCTTCGAAAGTTCTGGCAGAGCCACTAAAACTATCATAACTACTTGTTATAAAGGAAACAGAGCTTGTATTGGAACTTTCCAAATATTGATAAACAACTGAACTATTTCTATTTGCAGAGTTCAAATCTAAATAGTTCTTTTTTGTCACTGTGTGGCGATAATTTCCTGTAATTTCATATATTGAATTGTCGCCATAAATATTAATTTTAATAATCTCGTCATCAATCCCAAAACAACGAATAAGATTTCTAAAAGATTTTTCTGTTCCCTTTGATTTGTAAATGTATGAAAGATTGTTATAAATGTTTTTATAAATTAAATTCTTTACTTCTCGTAGATCCATATCAAATTCTTTTATTTCATTTTGTTGAGCAAATTGTTCTAAAATAGTAGAATCAGTAAATAATTCTGGCACTAATAAACCATGATTTTCCAAAAGCTGATCAGCAAAAGGAATAGCTTTATAGCTGCTGCTTGGATAAACGGGATTTTTTAATCTTGGAAGAAACTTTATCTGAAGAGCTAAAGTATCAAAATAGCTTGAAATTATTTGAGTTAATTTAACAAGATGTTTTCCAGATAGCTGGTCGTCTGACCTTATCCACTCCGGAACGCTATTGTAAATTGATGAGTTATTTTTTAAATCGTGAAGCCTGCCTTTCTTTGTTAATTTTGTTAGTTTGTCTTGAACATCTCCATGGACTGAACGGATAATCGGATCTTTAAATTCCGAACCTGATAAATACCCTTCATCAATTGCAGATCCTGTACTTCTATACGAACCAGAATTTGCAGAGTCATAGCCAACCCAAGTTCCATTTGAAGTTCTTCCAGAATAATCTAATACCATTTCATCAAGACTTGAAGTTCCAGTTATACCTTCATTAAACTTATAATAAACACCAAGTTGAGTATTAGAAAGATCAGTATTTGAACCACCATAAATATTTGTAAACCATTTTCTACCAATTTGTTGTGCGTTTCTCTCTTGTTTCCAATATCTAAATTCGTCCAAAGAGGCAGACAATTTGCCCCAACCTCTCGTGGGTTGTAAGGTGTCATCATCATTTTCTGTGGTTCCGCCTTCTGGATCGATAGATGAAGATGGCTTATATGCTAATGCTCCGATTGTACCAATCAAAGATGAGCTTACATACCCAATTGAAGAACCAGTATGAACTTGATGATTAAACTCTCCATCGACATATAACCTCATCCGCAACTTTTGATCGTCATTTCTTACTGAAACTGCATAATGGTGCCATTTGTTATCAGCAATTGTAGAAGGTGTAACGCCGGTACCAACAGAAGCTGTTGCAATCCCATCCGTTCCCGACATGTAAGTCATAAGAAATGGTCCGATTTTATCGGCGCCGCCTGTAAAAGCGGTTTCAAGAATTTTAGATCCCGTAAATCCATTTGTGGCTGCTAGCACATTTGCATGTTCGTTTCCAATACCCCCAACAAGATCGAAGGTCAGATCGATAGTTCCGTCTCCATCGCTAGCGTCCGCCGTAATTTTGAGATCGACAGAATTAATAGAACCCACGTTGCCGTCGCTGAAAGCGGCATACGGGCTCGGTAATCCATTAATAGCATTAGCCAAAGCGGTGGCGCGTTGGGCGGTAGTCAGTGTGATTGTGCCGCCGGCGTCAGAGTGGCGAGAAATGTAGTAGACATTTCCCGCGGCGCCGCCATTAACTTCATTGAGACCATGCACGAATTTAAATGTATAGGCGACGGCGTCGCCTCCCATCGCAGTAGGAGATGTTAGCGTAAATGCGTGATCGTTGCCTACGCCGGTGACGTCAATAGCGTTGACCAATGATGCGGCGGCATCAGACGACGTATCCCCGTACATTTCAACTCTGAATCTGCCGTAATCAGAACTAGAAGAAATAGAAGAAGTTGAATAAACATCTAAGATTACTTCTTTTTGAGTTTTGCCGGAAGTATCAAACGCTTCCTTTTTCATCCAAAATTCAACAGTATTTCCATCCATTCCTTCAATTTTTAAATTACATTCTCTATTTTGATCAGTTTTAAATAAATTTGCTTTACCGTCATTTGAAGGAAATATATCTTTTAAAGCTGTGTTGTCTGGATCTTTATTTGGGCCGCCTTTAATTAAAATATATTCATATGAGGCAGTAGCTGGCGCGCCATAACCATTTTGTAATTCTTCTTTGTCTCCCCAATCGTCGCCAAAAATGACATAACCAGTTCTTCTTGGATATTCATTATCAAATATATATTCATCAAAAAATGAAGAACTATTGTGCCACTCTTCTATCTCATAACGAGAACCATCATATGGATATGTGTTATAAACCCTCTTAATTGATTGTTCATAATATTCTTCTGCGAGACCAAATCTTGCAAAGTTTTTTGGATCATTAAAATCAAATTGAGGAATAAACCTTTCTTTGCTCTCTATCTTTTCTCGAACGAAGTCCTTTGATTCAGCATCTTCGGATATATTAGCAATAGAATCGCTTTTTAAAATTTGAGTAGCTTCTTGATTTTTCTTAAAAAGATCTTTGATGCTCATTTTTATTCCACCCTAAATTTAAATATTTCAGGCTGTTCATGATAAACGGTATCTCGTTTATAAACTAATTTGATACCATAAGAATAATCTTTTTCCAACATAGACATATCTAAATCAAAATAATTGCCTCGTGAATCATATGACATAAGAGTATGATTTAAGCTGCTAGTGCCATAATCAACAACGGTTAAGTTATCTTGTACTCTTATCACTTTGTAATATGCATCGTCAACAATGCTGCTACTAATATCTGTTGTAAACTTTGTATAACTATTTGGATTCCAATTTCTATCCCGGACATGAACTCTAAAACGAGCTGTTTCTTTTTGATCATATGCCGATTTTAAATTTGTAATTCTCGTAACATATTTGGTATTGGTATTATAATCTTTAGCAACCAAACTTTGGACATTAATTGCTCCAGTGTGAAACATAACATAAGCAGCACTTAAATCTGGATCAGTACTAAACCATCTGTCATAAACGACACTTGAAGTGGTATCTAAGGAGAAGGATGCTGAATAAATTCCTGTTTCATCTGGAACAAGTCCGCCTGTAACGAAGCTGTTTTTGGTAGTAATACTTGTTTCTGTTCCTACCTTTTGTTTGAGAGAAGTTAAATATTCTGCAACGGATGAGGTTTTATCCAAATACAATCTTACATAAACTTCTCCATCTCCGACAGAAGGAATGTTTTTATATTGACCTCGAATTAAATTATAAAGGTAAATTGTATTCAAATTGCCAGTTTCATCAGCCAAAGAACTACTAGCATAAAAATTTCCTCTATCGTCTTTAATTGACGAATCCCATCTTGCCTCAATCATTGGTCTCTTAAAAAAGAATTCCGATGTTCTAGAAAAGAACTTTTTTGTATAATATGACCTTGTGGAACCAGTAACATTATGCAACAGAACTCCATCAGCAGGAACACCAGTTATAACATCGCTAGTACTCACTAGTGCCGAGCTAGAATGATATGCTTCATATGTGCTACCTAGAAAAACTCCAACTCCATAATTGGATCGATTATCTCCTGGAGGGGTTGCATCTCCATCAGCGATCCATTCTTCTACTAATTCAGTTATGTCAACTTCTAAATTTTCATCACCTTGACCAAAAGAAACTGAATATGTTGGTTCATAATCATAATCCCCACCAACTATATTCCAAGAAGTGGTAGAAGTTGCACGTAACCAATTTGCGCCAGTCCCATCTTTTGTTTTATCTTTATATTCCTCCATGTCCAATCCTGTGCCCTCTTCCCATGATTGAGAAACAGGTACAACCTGCAAGGAATAATTTGACGGCATCGTAAAGGAATGTTTTGCATTAAACATTCTTAAAAAGAAATTGACGCTTCCACTGGCGGGAATGTCTCCATCAGCTCTCGAAGAAGACATTTCAGCTATTGGAAATTTAAGTAATGCGCGAGATAATTCACTAGAAGAGCCGGACGTTTGATCAATAATAGAATATATTTCAACAACATCGGCTGCCCCCATATTTGAACCAGTGGCGCGCTGATTATCTAAAAGACTAGATCTATATGCATTAGTAATTGTAGTGTCGGCGCTTGCTGTAAATCTCATAATTGCCATTATTTAATAGTCCCTTTAATATCATTTGCCGGATGTCTAACTTCTAGAATGCAATCCGCGGGAACCTCCAAAAATCTTCCGTCTGCAGTTATATTATCTGTAATAGCAAAACTTATATCTGAATAATCTGCTCCTGTTTTTTGCACTATTTTCACATCTACTGTGTCTACAACGCCTTTAACACTATTGATAATTTTTGCTAAATCACTTATTACCAATGGTTCGCCAATATCAAACGTTCTTTCAAAAACCCCATTTAAGACATCAGTTATTGTGGATAACACATCATATTTATTAATTCCCAAATCTCCAATAACACTAAATTCTATTCCAAAATTAATAATCTTTGCAGGGAGAATATCAATAGTATCGTTTATCATTTTATATCTATTTAACCAAGTTATCAAATTATCTTCCAAAGATTGTGTATGGTTTACTAGTTTGTTATTTTCATCCTCACTTACAATGTAAATGTTAATATTTCTTTTAAATGAATCATTATCTTGTACAATGTTGCATCTTTTAATTGAACCATACTCTGATGCCATAGAATAAATTACACTCATATAATCTTCTTGCGTCACTGCTCTATTTTGAGCTGCATAAGTTCCTTTAACTCTAGTTTTTAATTCTGACAACGTTGGAGTACTGACATCTCCTAAAATTCTCTTTTCGTTTGTTACCTCTAGACTGTCAATAACCGTTTGAGTGTTATCGGGCAACAGTGATTTTCTGTCCTTAAAAGTAACAACCGGATTTATAATATTTCTAATTGAATTTGAGGCAGCATTTGAATTTGCAACAGTATTAGTTCTATAAACAATTGTTAATGTCGTGTCAGATGGTGCAACGCCGAATTTATCTGTCGCTACCAAATTTGAAGGATCAAAAGAAGCATCAGCAACATAATCTTTACCATGAACTTTCAATAATATCTCACTTGGATCTGCAATGGGATCATTAAATATTTCTGAATCTGAACCATGTCCGAATTGCAAAAATGTTCTATTTTTTTCCTGATCAACAACAAACCTTCTTGCCACTGGATAAGCTTTAAGAACTGAAGACACTTCGTCGCTATCCGAATTTCTATTGATTAAAGAACGATAAATAATATTTTGTGACAAATAATCAACTTCAAAATATTCATGCCCTTCTGCATCATGTACTGATAAAATCTCTGTTAAATTTGGAGAGGCCAGTTCTGCACGAAAGAATTTCTGATATCCGCCAACAGAAATTTGTTCCTCTTGTAGTTCTCCTGATATTATTTGACCTTTTGTTTTGACGGCATAAAATGTTGGATTACCAGTAACAGAATCAGCTCTAGCAACAACTATTTCATTATTTGAATTTGAAAAATCAACATTTTCATTTAGAGTAAAAATTCCTCCGCCTGCAGATGAGAATGTTGTGTTTTTCATGACCATTGGTAAATAATCAGTATCAGGTCCCACTCCAGTTCCTTGAGCAGGTACTAAAATATATAAACTAACCTCTCCATAGGAAACTTGGTTCTGTCTATATTTATATCCAAATTGTTTTCCTAATCGTAGAACATTATCAAATTCAGTGGCTGTGTCAATAAAAGACTCATTTGTTTGATAATCAAGATAAAAAGATAATATATCACCAACATAAGACACTGTATCCAGCATTAAAGCACCAAAAGACGCTTCATTGAAATCCTGAAAAACATCTGAATAATATCTTTGAACATAATCAATTAAATCACTTTTAATTGTACTAAATTCACGACTAGTGTATTTGATTGGAAAAGTTTTTTTTGCCATTTTTTAAAAAATCCTTTTTCTTAATTAGTTATATCAAAGACTTATATCAACAAAATCAGAAGCCCCAATTGGAAGTATCGAATAATTAATTGTCATTTGCAGACTATTGGGATCAACGGGCAGATCTTCTGTATCTTCTTGAAATATAATCTGGTTTATTTTTATAAATGGCATATATAAATTAACTTGTGTAGATATACTGGACACTATGTGGCCTTTTACCTCCGCAGAGTTTTGTTCAAACAAAAATCTACTAAGACCGACACCAAATCTGATGTCCATTATTCTCTCACCTGGATTTGTTAATAGCAAATTTTTAAAATTTTGCTTTATCATTTGTAAATAAGTTCGGTTTAGAGCGTAAGAACCAACCATTGTATCCATCTGTAATGGAAGTTTGGGCGATAATCCTAATGGCATTTTTTAATAAGTCTCCTCAAATATAAATATGTCTATACTAAGATTTATTGGATAATGAAAGGTCAGAAAGTAATTTTTTAGTTGCTGCAAAAACATCCTTTGGCTCTGCTGCTCCAGCAGATTGGCTAATAATTCCGCTCAAACTTAAGAAATTGTGTATTGTTACCAACGATAACATTCTTTTAACTGGAAATATATAATCAAACAATAATCTAAATTCTTTTCTTTTTTTCATTTCATTATATAGAGACAAGTCATTTGTTCTATCATCTTGCTTCCAATTTGTTTTTTCGTACCAATTGTCTGACAATAGCGACAAAAGAGTTGTTGAATTTGTAACATCATGTTCTTCTTCGAGAAGGGGAAGTAGGAATGTTAACATTCCTGGTGTGGTTCCATCCATGTACATTGGGCTTTCTGCCTCGGGGTTGGAGTTAAGCCTAATCATTTCTCTTATTGCATATGCCTTAAGTCTTTTGATAGTTAAGAGACTCTCTGTATAGCCCGGAGTGACTCCGTAAGTCGAATGACTCACAAAATCATAAAATGACTCATTTTGATCATTGTTTTGTTTGTTTTTAGATAAAGGCCTTTCCCAAAATTCTCCAGTTTCGCCCACCAACGTTGCATTCGCGGGTTGGATATTCCGAGGGAGAAGACATGACAACCTAACTCCATATGCGGCTTCCTCGGCAAAAGTTGACATCTGACTTCCCCACGACTCTCCAGAAACTTCTTGAGCAAATTGTAAAGTATCTGTTATTAACACACCATTTGTGAATATATCAATTGGACTCGTAGTAAGTCCTATTTCCGGCATTCCATTTTTATATAATTTCATTGCAAGATAAAGATCTCTTTGGTAAGATGTGGTCCAATTCTGGAAGAAGGGATTCTGGCCAAACTCAAAAACGTCTGCACCATTGGTCGATTGATTTTTGAGCATGCGCCAATTGTTATCCGATCCGGCATCAAATCCAAAAAACAAACCAAATAACATATATCTTTCGAATTCCTCCTGGGTCTGGAACATAGGGCCAACAGTCTGTTGGAACAATGTCACCTGTGGCTCAATAAGCGACCAGGCGTAGTCTTCTCCTAAGAATGGAGCCACATCAGGGGGAAGCTGCGTGGTCGTAGTTCTGGTCCATATTGGCGAACCCATGGTTATTGAGCACGTGCTGTCAGTGTCGTAATCGAAGGTCCAGAGTGGTAAGAACACATCTTTTTCAATGGGAGTGTAATAGTCAGGAGATCCGGTACCCGCCGGTGGCCCGAGGACGTTCCCGGCGGGGTCGCTGGCTCGTAGGAACGATTGGAAAATATTAGGAACTTTCGCGATGGGGTCTTCGAACCACATACCAGCGTGCTCCCATTTGGTGTCCGAACCCGCCTTGCTGGTCTTTGCCAAGTCAAAGCGGTCGAGGTCCCTTGTACCTTCTTCATTCTTACCTACAGTGAGACTCCAGTTACCCCCCTTGTGCCTTTTGGGGAACATCATTTCAGCAATTCCCTTTGCTTCTCCATAAAATTCTCCCACTTCCAAAGAAGAATTATCGAAAGAAGTTGCAGTACCGTTGATCAACGCCGGAACACTAACCCGATCTCCATGAAAAATTATACTTAAAATTTCTCTCCCCTTGCTTGTTCCCGCCAACTCCCATGGGTTTCGAATCTTAAATCCAGTATAGTCCCCAAAATATTTCATTGTGTAATACCTAAAAGCAATATTTGTTAACAATGTTCTATGTTCTTCTGAAATAAATGAAAAGACATCTTGTGAAAAAAGAGGAAGATAGGCGCGTCCGGACCAATATTGCGGTTTAGTCAGGGCGCCCTTTTCAAGGCAGGACCTCATATAACCATCCTTCTCACTTACTCCACCATTATAATAAACTTGGCCGCCATTTAAATGTTCAAGATACTTATAAGCATGTGGCCGAGTTTGACCCAACTTATCTTGGCCGGTGTCGATAAAACGAGGATCACCTGTTGACATTTGATTTAACAAATAATATGTTTCTTCTTCAACTCCGACACCGAGCATGTAATCATCTGGTGCGAAGGCTATGTTTGTCACTGATAAATCGGCCCAGTCCATCGTCACAATACCAGGAATGCTACCTTGAGCCATCGATGCCGCGGGTATTTGCGCAATAGTGCACAACTGCTCTAAAAATGCTAATTCTTCTTGTATGGCGACCGCACCCTGAGTTTCATAGCCCAATGTTTCCCAATTAGAATCCTTAGAGAGTTCATCAATTGCATCAGCAAAATCATCCGGGAAGCCGAGGCCCGGGGTCTGTTTCCAATCAAATATCGAACCATCAAGAGAACCAGCCGCTTTGATCCCAAAAGCTTCTTGAAAGTCTTCTATGTTCATATAAACTGGCTTGCCGGGATCGTCGAAATACATTTCACCTCTATATTCAATGGGAAGTTTAAATATTTTATCCGCCATTTCGGTAGATTCTTCCGCGGTGTACCCTGCATCAACTAAGTTACTGAACATTTTATTCATCGGATGAAATTTAATTTTTATATACTTTTCTAAAATAAAGCCCTCATTTTCATAAGTGTGCCAGGTCGTTACCCAGCCTTGGTCGTCGGGGGAGGTCACCACAGGGTGCGAAAATCTTGGTTCAGCATATGTTAAAGAACTTATCTGATCAGACGTCGTGAATGGTGATATAATATCTTCTGATATTCTTAATCTGTTCATGGGCGTTTGCTGCCCGGTTGTGAATTCAGCAACTTCAAGTTCATTATACATTTTTGCTAAATCATATATTTGTTCATTCTTCAAAACAACCTGATCTATAGCACTATCATATCCTTCAATCGAATATAAACTTGTAAATAAATTAATAACATCCTCCATTCCTTCTTCCAAAGTTGTCTTTATTAACTTTTCTAATTTGAACATTAAACCAAAAAGAACCTTTGGATCTGTTGTTTGATCTGCATAAAACTGCATCACCGGGTTCGATATTTCTGCTGTGAAAAAATTCATTATTATATCGTCTTCCATACTATCTTTCAAATTAAATACAACTGTCATTCCTACTGCTCGTGTAAAATATTCTAATATTAAAATTTTAATAAGCACTCTAGCGGCGATGCCGCCGCGGCCTTCGTCATCAACCGCCAACATAAGGTCCTCTATAGAAGGAAGATTTTGCCCGGTCCATGGATCAGATTCATCTACCAACGACTGATAATCTTTTATTGCCTTATTTTTAATTGAATCCAAAGAAAATTGCATTTTAGCAATGTCTATATTTTCCAAAAAATCTTTTAAGATATTTTTTTGCGCATATGCTAAAGAAGAAATATGTTTTATTACGTGTCTAAATAAAATCGCATATAGATTATATGGTGAGACGGGATCATAATTCCATCCTTGCGGAGGATCTCCTGAACCGGCCCAGCCGCCGGCCAACTTAGTTATAAGATGGTGAAAAATAGTTTTGCCGGATTCGGGTTCCCAACCTGTAGTGCTGGGGGTTCCATAATCTCTCATTGCTACGGGCCCATCTTTGATTTTATTAATCAAATATTTTTGAAAAACTTGAGGCTGCAAAGCATAACTTTTATCTATAGTTTGAGATAAACTTGGTCCAGGAATTATTGTATCTGGGCCCATTATTTCAGTGTCAGCAAATATATCAACTATTTTTTTATATCTGCCTGCTTGATCATTCGTATAATCTTTTGCGTCTTCTGGAATTGTAAGATCTACTTCTACGCCTATTAACCTATCTCTTTCTTCATATCTTTTTGTGGTGGTGAAACTGCTTATAAATCCATATCGATCAATAATACAATAAGAATTTTCATCTTCAATTACAGTTACTTCACTATCTAACTGAGACAGCAAGCCAAAATTAAACAATCCTTCATAATCAAGCTGGCCTGCTATAGATTGTTCATATGCTTGGCACTCCAACATTTTCACCATCTCGGGCTTCGACATGATTTGCCAAAGGGGAACTTTTTGACCTTCAAGTGGTCCGTCCTCATGAATAATAGGGCCATAATATGGTGTATCTTGAGCTACGGGTTGCTGTTCTCCAACTTCCTCCGCCAGGTCGCTCGAGAGCCCGCCGCTCCCGAGTGCATATCTAAACCCCGGGGTTGCCCAATTGGCTTCCGCCAATTCTGAAAATTTAAATTCATCCAAAGTTAAGCTATGAAAAGGGCCTTCGAAATTGCTATCATTTTTCTTTTCACTAAATATAAAATTTAATTGACCAGAAATGTTGTAAGGAAAATAGGAATACCCCGGATGAAAATCTAATCCATATTCATAATAATATAGTGCTCTTTCCATGTGTCCGCCAATAAGATTTGAATAATCGTCTATGTCCCATTCATCATAAAACTCAGATGGTAAGGCGCCTTCCAACATCGTTGGGCCGAAGGCGCGGGGTGCTGGATCAAAATACACCGGGCGTATCGGGTCGCCGTTTTGCCAGTCCTGGAGCCACGTGTAGCGTGCATGGTAGGTACCCACCTCGCGGTGGCCGCCGTTCCACGTGTAATTAGTTGTTCCTCCTGTGATATCAGATCCAATAAATCTAAACAAAAATATTCTTAATAAACACTCTTTTGTAGAACTAAGATTCCACCCTGTTCCTCCATAAATGCCCCAACTTAATTCCTCCATTATTTTATCAGAATCTATAAATAGATCATATTTGTCCGCTTCGTTCTCGGTGGGAAAGCCCTCCGGACCCATATAGAGCACGTGACGCGTTTGACCTGTTTCCAGATACGCACCAGGCAAACCCAAAGCATTGGTGGTGAACGCGCTTAGAGATGGCGGGATGTCTGCATAAACTCGTCCAGTCTGCATTATACTTAGTAATTCTGACCAATTTAAATGGTTATCATACTCATTTCCGCTAGAATGTCCTGTTGGGGTTGGGCCTGGGCCACGGTGGCCGCATCTAAAATCAACATCATCTAGATAACTTGCCACATCTTCATCTTTTAAATCAACCGGGTCCATAAGAAAAGAAGAATAGCCATAAAATACAACTTTATCAAAATCTTCATTTCCGGGCAAAGATTTTGGCCTTAATATCGAGGATTCCGATTTTGGATTTCCCCAACCCCATTCAGTATTATTAGCACTCGTAGAACCTAGATTATAATTGTATGTATATCTTGCGTAATATCTAAAAGCGATTCTAAAAAGATCATCTAATTCTTCTTGGGTAAAATTAAGTAAGTAGTTAGGAGACGGAGGTTGCAACATGCCCGCGGGATCAAACATGTTTGGAATCACCTCCATTCCCGATTCTGCCCAGCCATGAAAATATTTATTATGTTTCACCGTGGACACCTCACCCGCGAGACCGGCGCCGCCTAGGTAGGGGAACCACCAACCCGCGTCGGTCATGTCGTTCCAATTTACCGCTGGGGGAAATGTTTTATAATTCATTGCCGAAGCTATTCTTACATATTCTCCGTACATCCAGTGTGGAAGGGGTTCGGCATTGTCGGCTTTTAGCTTGGCCATTTCCCCCGGGCGAGGACATAATTCCCAATCGGCGGTGCCCATGATCTTTTTCATTAACGCCTTTTGTCTTGCTATTTCTTCACATATTGCAGTTCCATCAACAACCGAAAGAACATCAGTATCTACTTTTAAATTATAATTGTGCCATTTGGAAACATTGTGCTCTAGAGGTTTACCATATATGGCGTGGGGCGCCGATATATCTGTACCTATTATTCTTTGTTTAGATAAATCCAAAAGTTTATCATAGACTTGTTCAAAAAATGGTGTATTCGCTGCTATTATTTGATAAAATTTTTCAATATCGCTTTTGAAGCTAGCTATCACAGCATCTAATATGGTATCTAAAATAATAGAAAACCCAGTTGGTGAATCGTTTTCACCTGAGCCAGCTATAGCATTTTTAAAGTTCTCCTGCGCTGTTTGTTTAATTGCTTTTTCTAACTCTTCAGTTAATCCGGTTGTATCTTCAGATAATTTTGCAACTGCATCAGCTATATCCTTAAGGATTATTTTCCTCTTTTCTTCTACTTGCTCATCAATATCCTCCGGAGAAAGTCCTAATTTTTTCAATGCCTCCCTATATGCTTCTTCTGCATAATTAAGGTCTTGAGGATCACATGGCCCAGTAATAAGATTTTCCGGATATTCACCAATATTCTTACATACAGAAGTGTCAAAATAAGTTGATAAAGAAGAAAAAAATGAAACAATTTTTGCCTCATCAGATACTTTGTTTTTTAATTGTTCCGGAGCTAACGGATAAGTCTGAACATATTGCACAACAAAACGAGCAATTTTATCAGATGGCTTATTGCCACTCATTAATCCGCATATTTCTCTAGGAGTTAATGCGCCAAATAAATTTCGAAGAAAGGTTTCAAAATCAAATGTGTCTCCAAAAAACTGTTCTTTTAATTTTGTATCATCATTTGGAGATCTGGGCATATCATCTAAACTAATTCCACCATAATTATGATCTTTATTTTCTTCATCTTCAATACACCATTTCTGCCAAGACCAAATAGCTGCACGAACAGGTCTAACCAATATTTTTTCAATCCATTGCTGAATTTTTTCATCAATTTTCTTTTGTGCCTCGCGCATAGCCATGTCATATAGTGTTCCAACAATTGGAACTTCATTAAGACTTTTAAATGTAACATCACACTTTTCATAAGGAGGAATCGGACTTTTTTCTTCTTGGTTGAGTTCAGGATTTTTTAATTTTTTAATTGTGTCTGAAGTTGTTCCAAATCCTTTTCCCAACATCCAACCAGCGGAATAAACAATTACATTGCAAAGAAATCTTCGCCACCCCTTGCTGGTGAATTCATCATCTAAAGCTTTTGCGAGTTCGATGGCTGTCTCATCCGCTAATTTTGTTTCTGATAATTTTTTACCTGCATTCTCTGATACTGCTTTTCCAATTGCCGATCTTACAATAGCTGCTACATCTGAACTTGATATACCAGCTATTTCATGCTGTGAATATTCACCAGTGTCCATTGCTGATGCAAGTTTATCTAATTTTTCCAAATCAATCTTGAATAACTTTTCTAACATTTGGTCGCAAAGAACATCAACGATGTCATCAATAGAAAAATCCAAATACATACATTCTAGTGCTTCTTCAATAAGAGTTGGAAGATCCATTCTGGATAAAAAGTACCTCCATGCATCATGCAATGAACGAATTTTTTTAGGCCGGCCGGGAAGCTGACCCATAAAATAATCACCAACATAGTCTGATATATTTGTTCTTCTATTACCGACTGCTTCTCTTAAGATGTTGTCACTCGTGAAGTTTTTCTTAAGAAATTCACCCTCAGTCCCAACAGCAGTAAAGTCTTTACCAATTTCATCCCAGTTAAATAATGCAGCTTTAAACTGTGCAAATTTGTTACCAGAGCCTTGAGAAGCAATTCCTTCAGGAATTGGAGATGGTTTTGGACGTAGATATTTTTTAACAAACTCATCATGAGTAAATTGTGGAATTCCTTTTGCAAAAGCTGGAGATTCACATAGAAATTTAACGTCCTTCGAAGAAAATCCTGGAAATTGTCCCGGAGGGGCGTCAAGAGATAATGTTGCGCTAGGATCTAAAAATGGCTGTATATCTCCAGTTGAATCTTTTATTTGTCTTATAACCCATAATCTTCTCGGATCATTAAATGGAGAACCAGAAAAATCATTCAAAGAGCCTTTAGGCAAAAAAGTCGGGGGCGCGAGGATATCCATTGGGCTTCCCGAGAATAATCCAACAATAGATACTGGTTGTCCGTATTGGTCTTTGAACCATTCTTCTTTTAATTTCTCTTCGTCAGAGCTTACTTCTTCCGCGCTGCTGATGGCCGAAAACATTATCCCAAATGAATCGTGAGCTTTTACACCATTTTTCTTTAAACTTTCCCAAACTTGCTCATATACGTCTCTTAAAGATTCTGCTTCATCTTTAAAAATAAAACTTGTATATCCCTCACCTGGTCCGAAATAAACAATTCCTGAACTTATTGTTTTTTCTTCATATTCTTCATATTTTAAAGCAAGAACTTCCATCCTTCTTGAAAATTCTATAAAACTACTAAATTCAACCGTATCAAAATCCTTTACATCCCATGTAGTTACTTCCAGATCAATATCACCGGTATCAACAAAGCCAGTTTCAAGATATCCCATACTAAATAGAAATTTAACTGGATCACCTGGACGGGGAGACACATGGGGTACGGATTCTTTAGTAACAAGTAGTAATAATTTTGTTACCTGTTCCTGAGTGATGCCGGCTTTGGCGTCTTCCGCTAATAAAGCATGTAGCGCCTTTTTTTTGGCGGCGGCCTCATATTCTGACTTCCAATTACCGGTATAACCCAACGTTGCTTGTTCAATATGATCAGTAACAACAAATATTTTTTGGTTCAGTCCAGTTCCTTCAATCCATGGGACTCCAACTTTTTTTTCAGTCCAACTTTTTCCGTCTTCTGTCGTTGTTATTGACATTTGTTTTTCCTACGTAGTATTTACGTGCCTACTCAAAATATAAACATCGCTCCAATCATTTAAATAGTCTCGCGACAACCCCTGTAGAGCACTAGCGATATTGAATAAATTTTGGTCAAGAATGCCGCCTGCAAGGAGCGCATGATCTGCTGCACCTATTGATACACTAGTGCTTGGAGCGGTACTAATAAATGGGGAAGATTCTCCCTGTCCCGGAAGTGTAAATTGACTTTCGTACTCACCAACTGTATAATACACCGGAACTCCACCAGCTGCTAAAGTCTTTATCGGATCCGGAATTACAGTTTTCATACCTGAAGGTAACACATGTCTGTGAGAACCCAATTTCTTATTCAGCAATAGTTGAGATTTATTTAAATTAGCAATTTGTTTTACGATATGATCCATATACGTGAGTGTCATCCACAACATATTTTTTAAATTATCCCCTTTAACAAGAGGTTGAAGATCTCTGTCGTCATTGTTTACCAAAAAATCAATCTTTGTATGCGCTCTTGTGGGCCGGCCTCCAGTATGCTCAGTATCAGAATTGGCAATTATTTTAATTCCGCCATCCCTACTTATAAAACGAAGTGCATCGGCCTTCACAACAATAGCAGATCTTCCTGTAACAGGTCCTTCCATTGACCCGTTGGCACAGTAAAAATTATCATCAACATCAGTTTTTTGACTTAAATATATCATTGCACCATCATACCTATTGCTAGGATTGTGCAAAAGTGGTTCACCGCTTGGAGCAGTATCCGCCCAATGGCCTTTTGCACCAAAAAATCCTGGATTACATGAACCATAACCTGCTGTTATTCTAATAGCAAATGCTTGAGTATCTCCCTGACCTCCATAACCACTATTAATAGAATGAGTTCTGTCTCTGCCTAATACTATACCAACGCCTCCCCTGAAACCATCTAAGTCATTTAATCCAATAAAATGCTCACACTCAGCTGTATCATAAACGCCGGTTGGCTCATGCCTTTTTGTACAACCAACTCCAGTATGCGCACTCTTCGGGGCTTCCGAAAGGAGTTTTGCTTTTTTCGGATCTAGGCCGAACATTTCAATGGCTGGTTTTAACTTGTTTCTCGGAGCCCTAAGAAGCGGCTTAGAAACCGCTAATGGTGGGCCCGTATCTCCTGGTACTTCAAAAATAGCCATCTATTATCCTACACTTATTCCTAATGTTTCATTCAAAGCGTCATTCCAAGGTTCGCGGTGGCCCGGGCGAATAATATATTTTTCCCAGTTCGGGTATTGAGCCTGATGTTCTTTCATATATTTAATGCCTTGTACATAACTCGCAAGAGATGTTGATGGAAGGCCAACAAAATCAAACCAACCCGGGTGCCTTAGCTGGTCAAGGGGGAAATGACCACCCCAACGAAACCCATAATATTTAAAAATCGATATAACAAGATCGGGCAATTTTTGTTTATGCTTCTTATCTTTCCAATTCTGCCATCCTTTCTCACCCCCTTGTTCGCCTTCTTGCATGCCCGTAATTGCGTGATTTACGGCTTTATTAATTTCTATTCCAAGGCCCCACCCCCAGATTTTCTCTTGGCGCCCTGGATACGGTTGCGGCTTCTGCCATCCGCGGATACTATGTATTTCAAAATTTTTCAATTCTTCTTTGTCGGTGGGCGTGCCGCGTTCCAGACGCTCCTCCAACTCACGGAACACCATAAGGAGTGGTAGTCTAACAAGATCGTGAACTTTAACTATCTTGGCAGCTGACTTTTTAAAAATTGTTGGAGTTGTCAAGTGGACTTCTTTAGCTATAAGAGAAAGGTCCGGGCCTGGAAAAACCTCTTTGTGGTTTTCGGTCAGGATATATGGATTCGAAGATTTGGGTCCAAATAGCATCATACAAATTTGGCCATACAGCATTCCATCTGGATGTGGGATGCGCGGGGATGAGAACTGTGGCGACTGTTGCCATTCAATATCCAAAAAGTTAATATGAGGAGGCTCTGAAGGTGTTCTAGAACAGTCTTTTGTGGATGGCTTTGTTGATGGAGCTGCGTCCGAAGTTGCAACTACTACGCTTTCAACCACTGTTTCTCTCCGGGCGTCTTCAAATATCGCTTTTTTGTCTTTCATGCCTTGTGAACGAAAATCGTGATTAGCGCCCTTTGCATATGCTATACCCAAATATTTTCCACCTTCTTGTGGTCTATTTTCATTATGATATTCAACCGCGACGATATCGCCTATTTTGGGTTCCCTATTCCGTTCATCAGTCATGGCAAAAACTCCACTAAATATCGGTGCCATGTTTAAAGTTTGATAGTAATCGGCCTTCCATCCATCATCGCCGGGTAAGGCAAAAGGAGTACAATAGCCGCCGGCATCCATTTCTGGCACATAAACTCTCAACTTTAATGTTTTATAAGGTGACCCGAGATCAAAAACAGCTCCATAATATGATGTTACATCTTTTGCAGCCTCTATCGACATTACGTCGACGGCGATGCCCAAATAGGGCCCATTTAGATATCTGTTTTTGGCTGTGTGTTTATTTCGATTATCGATGGCATTTCTAAAGTCTCGATAAAGAGTTTCTGTCGATCCTAATTCGGAAAATATATTTTCAGAACTAGCGCCGTAGCCGCCGTAGCCGGGTGGCTGTTTTCCGTTACCCATCTCAATTCGTTTCCTTCAATAATTCAAATATTTCTGCCTTATCTTGATCAGTAAATTCACTTGAGTTGTTAACTCTTTTTTGCATCAAAGCAACAACTTTTACAAGCTGTTCGTTTGATCTTTGAAGAGTTTCAACATATTTTGCTGCGACTTGACCAACTTTTTCATGTCTAGTCTCGTCACCAGAAATATACATCATCACATCTTTTAAAAGGCTTTGCGTAATATCTCTATCATCTTTAATATTACTAATCACCTCTATAATGTATTGTTCTATATCTTTCATTGAGTTTCGTTCTCCAAGCCACTCATTGAGAGAATTGCTATTAATCCGGGAAGTTTATTTCTTACATAAACGCCTGCAAACAATGTATCTGTTCTTCCTCCTACATAAGACATTGCAGCATCCAAATGTTTACTAACTTCCGGATCAGAGGCCATGTCTTCCGTTACAACAAGCAAAAGAGTGCCTGTCTTTGGTTTTCCCGTGGGGGGAGAACAAGGAGATCTTTGAAGACAATTCTGAAGGATTTGGGCGCCCAACGTTGGATCTTTTGGATCCATGATAACTGTCGAGCCAATGAAGATTCTTCCATTATGTTGAAGTGTTCTCTCCAAATCCTTTGAATCAAATGTTTGAATAGGAGATTTTTCAGATGCCAACTTGAGAATCTGGTTGAATAGTTTTGCAAAAGTTATATTTGCTACAGGAAACATGTTAAGTATGCCAACTTTTCCACGCAATAATTCTACTTGTTTTTCATTATCCAAAACAATATGTGTGTACGAAGTCACATCATTTATTAATGATAATGCATTTTTTGCAATTGTTGGATTTAACAGTTCTTGAGCGGTGGGCCAAGAAATAATATAAATAACCTTTCCTTCTGCTTGAACAGAGGACAAATATCTTTCAAAAACATCGTGAAGGGCCACACATGCACTTCCAGTTCCGCCGCCGCTGCCGGCCATAACAAAAAGCCAATCAACTTTTCCTAATTTGGTTCTCAATGCATCTTCTACAACAGCTCCATTATTTTTAAATACTGTTTTCCCATAAGAAACATCTTTTGCAACGCCATCGGCATTAGGGATTAGCACTAAATGTTTTGGATCCACATTGGATGGTTGATCTTTTTCGGTTGTATTAATAAGAAGAGTTTTGTTGAAGCCTAGATCTAAAAATGCTTTTACCATTTTTCCTCCGCCGCCTCCAACTCCAACAAAAGCACAATTCAAAGCAGATGTAGCTACATTCTCTGGTAATTGGTCTTGGTGATCGACTTCAACTGTTGTTCCATAATGATCAACAAAGTCAAAATCATCAAATTCGTTATTAGGTTCATCAGACATTTTTTTTCCTCATTCTGTATTAAGATAATTAGATTTTAATTATATTTTTCCATCATTCCAATTTTTTCTAAATTTAGAATACCTTACTCTTAACTTATTTAAATTGTTAACAACTTGTTTTGTATTTAGACCTGTCAGCTCCCTTAAATAAAGATATACTGCTTTTTTGTTAAAAATTTCTATATCATCTGAGTTACTTAATAAAATCTTAACGGCCTCTAAAACTTTCCTTTCATTAACTCTTAAATTTTCTTGATCCCAATCGTCTATTTGAGACCACAAATGTTTCCAAAATTCTTTAATTTCCCTCTCATGAACATAAGAAGAAACAACAGACATATGCGACTGTTCTGCATCTTTCGACAAATCTTCAAATTGAATTTCTCTTTTATACCTTTGAGAATTTTTTTTGACCTTGTGAATAAACCAATTTTTTGTTATAACGCTAAAATATGAAAAAGCCTTTGATCCCTTATTTGGATCAAATTTATTTAAAATAGTTGTTAGCCAAATTTTACACTCATCACGCAAAAGATCAATATTTGGAAGTGTAGAGAATTTATAAGTAAAAACGATTTTATCTACCAATTCGTTAAATGCTGGTTGAATATATTCTATATAAAGTTTTGTCCTTTCTTTTTTATCGTTGCATATGGCGTATCGAACTATTGCATTTTCATGGACCTCTGTAAAGTAATATCTTTTACTCTTCCTTTTCTTCGACATGTTCTTGTTCCTTCATAGGGGAAATAACTGTTTCAAATTCTTTAACTTCTTCCAATACTTCTTTGGAATGCCTGATTAAAGATTTTAAACTTTCATCTCCATAATATGTTTCTAATTCGTATAGACGTTCTAAGTGTTCTAAAAATTCGCTCAGAACCCCTGAAGTATGTTCAGTGTTCTCTGACATATAGTTTAATTCTTGGATAAGTTTAACTATATACCAGATAAAAACAACATTTAAAATAAAAGATATTATTAATAATATTGTTAGACTCATGCTCATGATTCATACTCCTGTTTTTTTAAGCGCTTCTTTTCTTGTCTAATCTCTTCTTGTGTGTCCTCAATGTGCTGTTTCACGATTTGTCCAACTTTTTGTTCTTTTTTGTTTTTATGCAAGTTAATAGGGGATGAAAGTACTTTTTTTAGCAAACATTCTTTATCACATTCATCTCTTTTTTCAAGTCTCTCACTCATTAAATGGTGGGCAGAAAATTCTTCATTGCATGTTTTACAATGATATAAATATTTAGGCATATCCTCTACCATAATCATCTTCTATTCTCGTAATATCACTTAGTTCAGGCGTACTAACTTCAACTAAATGTAAATCTTGTTTTCCTGTGTTACAAAATCTATGAATAGTTTGTGGACTTACATGATATGTGTCGCCATGCTTTAATTCTAGAGTTTGTATTTCATCTCCTAATCCAATTTCTAAAGTAAGGACTCCTTTCAGCACATATATTGTTTCATCTTTTATGGTATGATATTGTCTGGATAATTTTTGATTCGGTTTTATAACGAGTATCTTTCCTACATAATTATCTGTGTGGGCCCATATATTTTCATAGCCCCATGGCTTTAATATTATTGTCATTTTACATATCTTCTTCTCGCGGCATTACACGTTCTTCTTCATTAGGTATTCTTACCATTGGCGGGTTTAGAACAATCAATTCTTCACTTTGTACATCAAAATCTAATTGTTGCAATAGTTCAGTGATATCACTTTGATCCATGAGACACTTTTGAAGTGTCATCATTAGAGTTCCCATTGCTTGGTTTGATAATTTCATTTTTTACTCCTTGTTGCTGAAATTTTATTCTATTATACCTTCTTAAAAACACACAATAATTCTTTGCCGCCGGCGGTCTCTCCTGGAAAAGTCTTATACATGTGTGCGCACTCAAATAATCCATCTTTTGAGAGTAAATTATTCAGTGAAAATTCTGAAAAATAATGTAAATGACCATCAAAAGGCAATTGGTGCTCTTTTGGTTTCTCTAATAGGTGATAGTTTGGCGGTATTATTGGTCTATCCACCGGGACCTGTATTACTACATATTTATTTGTTATCGCATACAATTTTATAACAAAATCATTAAGTTCTTCAATGTGTTCTAAAAAATCAAAAGCCAATATAACATCATATTTTTCATCTTCCGGTAAGTCCAAAAAGCTGCATAATTTGACTTCTATGTCCGGATTTAAAATTTCATTGTGTGCTATTACTCCTGGATCGATATCAACTCCTTTAATCGTATTAAAATATTCTTTCGCTACCATTAAAAAGAACCCTCTTCCGGGAGCTATCTCAAACGCAAGATCATCCTGAAGCATGAAATCTTTCACGTAAGAAAACTGTCTTCTTGTTCTGTCCATTTTAAGCTTAACGTTTTCCGGCGTACCAAGATCTAATAAACTAGTCTTTTCATTTTTCTGTTTCTTTCTAAGATTTCCTTCTCTATGGAAATCTGATATGTCCTCATAATAATGCCTATAAACATGTTTGCATACTGGATTTACACATATATATGTGTCCACTACATCCTCTATGTTTGGTATATACATATGTTTTTCTCTGACATACAATGACTGGTGACCATACAATTCGTTCATTTGTTTGTACTCGCCATCACCACAACAGTGACATTTTTTTGGTTTTTGAATATTACTTGTCATTAAAAAATCTTTCCGAATTTATATTTTTATCATCTATAAACAAATCATAAATTGGCTTGCCAAACTTGAGATCATGATGTTTGACACCCCATTCTTCAAATTGTTTTTCTGTTAATTCTCGCCAATCAATTCCAGATCCTGTTCCTCTTGCCGTCCAATAAATAATTGTATGACCTTCCTCATGAAGTTTATTACATTTTTCAATATTTGTTAAGATTGGTACAGCTTTTGCATAGTCTCTATCTTCTGGTGAGGTGCATATCGTTTCATCGATATCTATGTATATGATCATTGATCATATCCTTTACATTCTTTTATTAATTCTAAGAAATTTGAATTTTCCAATTTCATTTCTTTAATCCTTTTACCCCAATGAACTCCCCCTTCATCATTCACATCTAATATTTCATATTCAACCAAAAATATAAGTCTATCCCCTTGAAGAAGAAAATGAACTTTCTCATTTGAAATCTTTTTTTTGGCAATGAGCATTTCTTCGATAACTTGATCATCATACTTCCTCGTGGCGGAGTACAGCATCTTTCCATCCATAAAAGTTTTTTCAAATTCTACTATTTTTGCAACCCTTCTTAAATTCCATTGTTTATATTCTTTTGATAAAGATTCATGTGTATAATATAAATTCATATTTTCTTTGTCTACTTCTGTTGCTGTCCAGTAGTATAATTTATGATCGAACTTTTCTGCTTGGACTACTAAATCGACAGATTCTTGAAAAGTTTTTCCACACTTTAATCCATGAATTTCGCAATACAATTTGTTAACATAATTTATTGTTTTATCATGGAACATTTTATCTAAGACTTCATATTCTGCACCTTCAATATCTAATTTTAAAACTATGTAATCTTCATTGGAAAAATTATTTTTTATCCAAGAACCTAAATCAAAACATTCAACTTCTTTAGGATCTAGGCTCCACTTTTCTTTTATAAGACTAGAACCCTCCTTTCCATCATTATAAAAAGTTATTTCACCGTCCTCTATCCACACGGCTTTGTTGTACCACTCAACACTTTTAATTTTATTTTGTTCTAAATGTCTCTTCGAAACTTTATCAAAACTACTTTTAAATTTTTCAACGTAGGATGCCTCAAAACAATATGCCTCATATTCTTCGCTATCTTCGTAAATTCTACAAAAAGCCTCTAAAGATTCTCCCGTGTGGGCACCGCCATCTATAAATATTTTTCTCATTTTAAACCTTTATTAAAAAATCAGCAACTGGCTTTTTATGATCTGAAAGATTATGATAATCTTCTTTTTTAATTTGAAATCTTTTTTCTTCAGTTTGAGGTCTTCCGCCGGCAAGTTCAGGATGTATAACAAAATTCACAGTTAACATTAATCGTTCGCCGGTGACCAACTTTTGGCCTTTGTGCCAGCCATTTGTTCTCGCCATTAACATATCTCCGAAATTAGCAGTCAAATGTTTTATTTTGTCTTTCCCGTATATCATTGCCAATTCTTCGTCCCTCCATCTGTGCTGTAACCACCAACCTTCAAACATTTTTCTATTACTCTCCTCAACGTATGTAAAAGGCCCATTATCCTTATTGACATCGTTCAAATAAAAGAAAAACTTTAAAATTTTTACTGTACTGTTAAAATCTCTGTGGAAAAGGTTTGTTCCGTCTAAAGGTAAATCATTGACCATACTTTTTCTTAAGTTAAAAGTTCCAATTGCTGGTAGGCAATTAAAGTACATTGATGCAATTTGAATTAAAGAATCATGAAAAGCTATCTTGGAAGCACTTTTGGTATATAGAAAAGGTTGATCGACTACAATATTATTTTTGTCCCTTCTTTTAATATGCTTATCTTCTCTTATTAAATTTTCAGTTTCTTCTTTTAATTCTAATAATAAACTTTTATCAAAAAAGTTCTCAGCCTTATAATAGCCTTTATCATTAAGTTGTTCAATAAAGGGAAGATATTTTTCACTCTTTTCGAAATTATATTTCTTTCTTCTATTGGTTATTTGTTCATTATAATATTGAACTGAGTCTGTACCATTTCTATTAGTCCAATGGCCATAAAACCTTGCATCATCTTCTGTAATCCATTTCATTTGTCACCTTCTTTTAGCGGAAACATTTGTTTAGAAATGTCTGATGACATGTTTGATTCATGATTTTCTCCTAAATTTCTAAATTTCACGCCCTTTCCAACATAATTCAATAAATAATCCCATAACGCAACATAGTGTCTTTTATAGAGCCGATAATTATGAGTGCCTTGAAAAACTTTCCCTTTTTCAAATGAATGATCGTTATCATCGCCAGGCTTTATACTTTTCTTAAACCCATCCATGCCAACTATATCAATCTCTTTAGCTCCCAAAAGAACAGCAAGGCACAAAAGTCTAGTCATGCTTCCTATTTTTCCCCTATATCTTGTATGGGCATACATAACTCTATCAGGATATTTTTCTTTCATATATTCAAATCCGTCTTTTTGTTCATTATGAAATCTGTCTTCAAAACATATTATTGTTGAGTTCTTATCCATGTAATCATTGAACTCAACATTATCTTTAGACAAGTCTACTTCTTTTGTGACCGTTGCTAAAGTAACATTTATATTTTTTATTTTATCATTGAGAAAAAAATGATTACAAGATAAAATGTGATCATAATCATCCGGATTCCAATCGCAAGTGTTTGTTGTTGGGCCGGCTCCAACAACTAAAACTTTTGAATTTTTAATATTTTCCAATCGTGACAAGTTGTAATACATAATCTCATCATTTTCTATAATATTTTTTCCAAAAATTTCACCAAAATAATTTAAAACAAAATCTTTATCCCATCTATTACCTTCTAAAAAGCTATTTTTATCCGAAATAAAAAATGATTCTCTACTGATAGTATTTAACCATGTCTGTTCTAAGCCAAAGCAAATATTTTCTTCCATATCATACCAAACGGGAAGTTTAGGCTCGCTCAAAATATTGTTACAGTATCTTAAATAAGATTGAAACATTCCAGTTCCTGGCGAACATTCTTCATGAAGCTCGCCATCTTCATAAATTATTTTACAATTGTTCCAAATCATTGTCAGCCAGCTCCTTAAGTAATTCATTAATTTTGTAATCGCAATATTTAATTTTCTTAAAAATTTCTCTTGCTTCTTTGGGCGAAAGTCTAAAAGCTAATTTTACAACATCCATCCAGTGTGTGTTGTTTTTAGTTCGAATTTTTTGAATTTCATTAATAATTTCTTCATCGCTTTTTTTCTTCAATTCCTTCACGCTAACCTCCCAGTTGCCTAATATTCCTAATAGTTGAAAGTATTTTTCACTTGTTTTTCTAAGGTGAAAAGTTCCATCTGGTATTTGTTTTTTTCTATGAAAATTAAAATTTCTGATTAAATCCCATTTCTCAATAAACAAATCTTCTATATTATCTCTAAGTTTCCAGTAAGAAGAAGATAGTGTGTCATCATCGTTAATTTCCACCTCTCGCTGAAAAATTATATCACCAGTATCAACACCTTCGTCAATTAAATGTATAGAAACACCTTTTGGCGTATTATCAATAATGCTCCATATGTTCGGATATACACCCTTATTCCACGGAAGATATGAAATATGAAGATTTATGATCTTTCCCTCGTACATTTCTATCACATCTTTTTTAATAATGTGTAAGTATCCATAAGATATTATCATATCTGGATTGAATTTTTCAATTTCAGATAACGTTATAGGGTCCATAGTTTGATATACTTCACAGCTCTCGGATAAAAATTTTATAAGATTACAATTCTCATAGCCTAAAAAAATAACTTTCATTATATAATTTCCCTGATTAACTGAAATTTTTCTGCGAATTTTAAACCAACTTCAGAACCCCACACTTTCATTAAATTTTCTATATTAGTATAACTTCGAGAATGAGGATATTCTCTAATCTCCTCACTATAACATTTTCTCAAACAGTCTAATTTAACATTTTTATAATTTTCGACATCAACATATACGTTCCCCACAAAGTTGTTTAACGGATTATAATCTGTTGATGAAGGCACATAGTAAGAATAAATTTTTGTTTTTCCACCATTTTGAGGCCTAAAAACTGTCATAGTCGCTCTATAAACTAAAGCATGATCAATATTTAGACAACCGGGATGGTGTGTGAATATCATATCTGGCTCAAAATCAACACTATCTTCAATAAATTTGCACTTATCTAATAAAGATACTGTGTCCATCCTATTATCGGGAAAATTAGCAAATACATAATCATCGATCCCTAAGATGTCACATACATCATCGAGCTTGTCGTTTCTATTTTCAGTTACAAGCCCTCGAGCGCCCATGCCATCTGTAAAAGTTATCAATTTTATATAATGCCCTTCGTTTGACAATTTAGCAATTGTGGCTCCGCATCCGAGCGTTTCATCATCTGGATGAGCTGCTAAAACTAATATTTTCATGTTTTCTCCTTATAACGACGTCGCTTAAAATACAATCTTTGTCTAATTTACTTCTTGAAAATTCTAATCTAAAGTTACCAATTTCAAAAAAAGCATTTGGATAAGTTTTATCATCCAACATTTGAATAAACTTGTGCACATCTATTATGTCATCTGCAGATTCTAATGGAATTTTGTTATTTTTATTTCTCTTATATACTTGTGCATATCCAATTTGTTTGTCAGGGATCAAGTTCTCGTTTACACATTTTTTTATTAATGTGCAAGCTCTATCTACAATGACTAACCAAACATCAGTTATTGAACCTTGCAATGTTATCGGCAATGAACAATAAATATCACCACTGTCTACGTTTTTTTCTACAGATATAGCATTTACTTTACTTTCAATAATGCCTTCCAAAATTTGATTTTGTAATGGGCTACCTCCTCTACCTTTTGGCAAGTTCCCTGTATGTATAACGACACATTTATACTTGTTATAAATTTCTTCCGATATCATTTCAGACCAGTGAAAGAAAAATATCCAATCAGGAGAGTATTCGGATAATACATCTTCATAAGCGTTTGTGTTAAAATACTCACAATCAAAATCTTTCTTCAATATATCATATAAACGATCAGACCATATATTAGACTTCGATACCAGAAATATTTTACTCACTTATATCTCCCCATTTTAGAATAGAATCTTCAGATAAATTTTTGTTAAATTTCCTGCCTATCAAATTATAATATTCAATAGCCGGTACAGAATCACTTAACAAAGGCCTCTTAGTGGTTATATTTTCTTCGGTTATTAAATCACCAAATTTAACATCGCCATCAACTACAACCGATCTTCTTGCCATACTAAAATCTTGTTCACTTTCTGTATATTTTTCAGTTTTTTCACCCAATACTTTTTCAGCTAAGCGAATATTTTTTATCATCTCTTTCAATTCGTCAGGCTCTATAGCAAATGGATGATCCGGGCCTGGCAAAATTCTATTAATGGTATAATGTTTTTCAATGGTCCCTGCGCCCAAAGCAACTGCAATAGGTGGTATCAATATTCCTAATGTGTGATCTGACAATCCAAATTTTAAATCTGTTGCATGAAAATGCTTTATCATTTTCTTCATTTGTCCTAAATTTATATCCTCATAAGGTGTTGGATAAGCATTATTACAGTGTAAGAAAGTAATATCAGGTTCTTTATTTACTTCTAGAACCCAATCTCTAATATGTGTCGCCGTTTCGAGTTTTGTGCCTATCCCAAGAGATATTACTAATGGCAACTTTGTTGATGCTATATATTTAACCATTCTGGGATCGGTACATTCAAATCCTGCAATTTTAAATCTTTTTATGCCCAAGCTATACAACTCATCAACAGCTTTTCTATCGAATGGAGTTGACATAAATTCTATACCTTTGTCATCGCAATATTTTTTCAAATCGATTTGCCACTCTCTAGGAAGTTCAATATTTTTAATTAAATCAAAAACATTTTCATACCCTGCAAAATTAGGAGTATTTTTGCAATATAAAGTATTGGCTGAATATGTTTGAAATTTAACAGCGTTCGCTTTTGCTTCGACAGCAACATCTATTAATTTACAAGCTTGTTCAAAATTTCTATCATGATTGGCGCCGGCTTCAGCTATGATAAATGTCTTACTCATTTATAGTATCCACCACAAAAGTAATATCACTTTTTGTTAAGTTTTCATGTATCGGAATATTGCAAAATTTATCATATAAATTCTCAGAATTTTTCAAAGTTTGATCTTCATCAAAAAAAGTTGTTTTATGCAACAAAGGATAATGTCTAGTTATGTTAAGTTTTTTCATTTTATCATCTGCATTCTCACAAAAAACAGTGGCAAAATAGTAAGATGAATACTGATCGTGATTTAATAATTTATTTTTTACTATAACATTTTTTTCAATAAAATTAAAATTACTTTTACGAACATTTAAACTGTTTTCGTATTTGTCTAAACTAATCAAACCTATAGCAGCGTTTAAATTATTCATATAAAATTTAAACCCATTTTGAATTATGTTATATGAATTATCCGATGACGCCCTCCCAAAATTTCGATAAGACTTAAAATATTTATCTGCCTCCCGATCACCAGTTGATATCATACCGCCGTCTGAAGTACAAATTGGTTTATAAGGGTGGAAAGAAAAAAATACATAATCTGATTTAATCGTTGGAGTTATACAATGAGCCGAATCAGTTACTATTATTTCATCTTTATATACGCTCCAATTGTTTATTTTACTGACGCCACCATATAATACTGGCATTAAAATAACTTTATTTTTTGAGTTTGAATCATTTCTCTTACTTTTATAATCTTCACAATCAAAAAGTAAATCATTTCCAACATCAACAAAAATTATATTATGGCCCGCTTTCTGCGCTGCCCATACGGGAGACACAAATCCCAACGTTGTCGTATATACATCACAAATGCCATATTTTTCTTTTAAAAATTCAAAAATAACAAAAGCTGCAGCAGATGCGGAATTGACTGCCGTATTATATTTTAGCTTGGAAAAATTAAAAAATCTTTCTTCTAACTTAATAACATTTTCACCAAAACCCAATTGTCCCTTTTTCAAAACTTCAACAACAGGCTTTAACTCTTGCTCAGAAAAAATTGTTTCAAATATCTTCATATTATATAAGCTAGCTAATGCCTCGTTCTATCAAATTGACCAATTCCTCAACATTATTGTTTAAGTGAAGAGACGAATTATAATGAAGTCCTTTATATTTTTTATTATATGAATGTGTTTTTTTTGTATATTGTGGTGCGACCACCATCAATCTATCGTCTATCTCATATGTAAAAGGAAGTTCTGTTTCTGCCAACATATCTTCATGAATCTTTTCTCCAGGTCGCATACCAGTTATTTCACAACCTATTTTTTTGTTAATCATTTTTTTTACAGCAGAAACAATTAATTCCATATTGTATGAATTAATTTTTGGTATAAAAACTTCTCCTCCTTGAGCATTTTCAAGCGAGTTTAACACAGTATCAACTGCATCTGACAAAGTAAACAAAAACCTGCTGCAGTCCATTGATGTAATTTTTATTTTTTTATTCTCGGCAATCAAACTAAGCCAGAGAGGTATAAAAGAGCCGCGGCTGGCAATGACATTACCATATCTAACAGAAGCAAAAATTGTAGTTTCTGAATTGTAATCAAAGTTTGTAAATATTCTTTCTGCTATAAACTTTGAAGAACCATAAACATTAACAGGTTGACAAGCTTTATCAGTCGAGACTAACATACACTTTTTAACACCATTATTCAATGCAGCAACTGCAACATTTTCAGAACCCTGAATATTTGTTTTTACACATTCATCCGGATACATCTCCATATCGTCAACTCTTTTAAGCGCTGCCGCGTGGATAACATAATCAGGTTTGTGAAGTCGAAAGGTGGTGTTTAGTTTATTTAAATCTCTAACATCCCCAATCACTCTTATAATATTTGGATCGTCGCCAAATAATAATGCTTGTTTTCCCTCATCCCTACTATAAACTATTAACTGACAATCTATTTTCTTTAATCTCTTTATAAGTGCTTTGCCCAACGAGCCTGTTCCACCAGTTATTAATATTTTTTTTCCTTCATAAAACCTTTCCATTTTTATTCTCTCAATTTTTTAAAATAATAATTATTACTCGTATCACCAAGAAAATTTATTTCTATATTATTTTTTTCAAAAAAGTTTTTAAAATAAGGTACCACTATATCAAAAGTTTCTTTGTAGTCTTCATATCCGTCAGATCTTTGAGAACCCCATCCCCTATCAACATCAAAATCGCCAAAACCTATACAATCTATTTTTTTTAAATTTTTAAAATGAAACAAAACTAATGGTAACAGATAACAAGAGAACTTATCTGTATTTAACCTTTTCATGCTGTGAGAAGATAGAATAAATGTGGGTTGAAACATATAATATTTTTCATAAAAATCAATATGTTTATCTTCGTCTTTTGTAACTTCAATTTCAAGTGGTGCTCCAAATGAAAGTGTCAGACTGCTACCATGAGGTTTTGGCGTTGATTCAATAGCATTTACTGGAGGATATTCGTCTACAGGATATTTAAACACTCTGTTAAAATTATTAAAATAACTTGAAAGTTCCGGATGTTGACCAAATACATCAGCAACTAATAGATCCACATCCTCTAAAAAAGGATGCTCTTCACTTGGCCCTCTTATAGTTGCTGGATCTATAAAACAATGATAATCTGGTTTATATTCAATTTCTTTTAATCTGCCAATGGAATCACTATAAGAAATTATACTATAACCTTCTTTTTTGCAGTCTTCAAAAAATTCTAAATTAAATGACTTAAGTTTTTTAGATGGTCCCACAAGTAATATTTTATTCATCATCTTCTTAATTGTTTTTATCTGTCTAGTTTATTAACATGTTTATAGAGGGTTTCATAAAATTCAAATTCCCACTCATAATCAATATCGAATATTTCTTCTTCCGGCACTGGAACCAACTCAATTTTTCCTTTCTTTCTGAAATCTCCCATCCAAACTCCTCTACCAATATCTTCCATCTTGCTCGCATAAAGACAATGGGCCGCCTCGTGAACAGGATCAGCGGTCTTCGTATTCATAACTGCTTCTGTTAAAGGAATCAAACAGTTGCCTTCCATATCCCAAAAATAATTTTTCTTTTCTACAACACCAAACATACCATCTGAATTTGACTTAAGATATCTTTTAATAAATTTATCAATGGTATCTGTTTCAAGCAGTGGGCAACATGCGTTAATTAAAACAACGTATTTAAATGGTAATTTATCCCACCATTCATAAATTTCTGTCATAGGGGTTCCCTCTGACATAGCTGAAGCTTCGCTTCTGTGGAATATATTAATATCATGTTTTTTGCCTATATCTATTAATTCTTTTTCATGCACAGAAAGATAAAAGTTTCCTTTTGGTATAATTTGAGAATTTAATACCTTTTCGATTGAGATATCTGTAAGTGTCGTTCCGGCAAAAGGTTTAATCATCTTATTTCGACATCTTTGTGATCCCAACCTGGCCTGTATTACAATTGCAATTTCATTTATGTTTTTCATATCTCTTCTTGAATAAATTTATATTGAATATTGTCTATCCCTTTCGAAAGATCAATTATTTCAAAATCATATGACTTCTTTAAAGTATACATTATATAATCCCAAAATACAACAAAATTTTGTTTTTGCATGTGAGGGCCAAATTCAGTTAACCAGCCTGGTAACTTCTTCCCTTTTTCAAAAGCGTGTCTTTCTGATAATTTTGCATCGTACCCATCCATTCCAGTAATATAAATTTTTTTAATACCTAATAGAATAGCAAAAACAATTAGGCGGGCTCCGATTCCCAAACGAGAACGATATCTAGTGTGCATATATGTTATTTTGTCATATCTGTTTTTAATATCTTGTATTCTCTTATCTCCCAATTCGCTAATTTCTTGTATTAATAAAGGTTTAATATTTTCAAGGCAATCCCATAGCCTATTGTCTTCTATATTTACGTTGTCTAGCAAAGAAACTAGTTGAATATTTGGCAAAGAAGAAATTTTGTCATTCAAATAAAATGAATTCATTGTCCATTTTGGGATTTCATCAAATTGCGAATAATCCACCTGCAACGAAGAAGGGGCGCCGCCAATGATTAAAACTGAATCCTGATTTCTAATTTCGTCAATTTCTTTACAATACCCGCATCTTATCTCTGTGTTCAGCATTTCAGAATTTTTATTAAAATTTTCTTTTAAGGTTGAATAATAATTCTGTATTTCAATAAATCCCGCGCAGATCACACCGTACTCAACATTAGGACTAGTTTTCGTATTATCAGTAACAGATATGTATTTTACGCATGTACGTACCAGTCGTCGCCCTTCGGATTCTTCGTTTGCATAGCCCACATCACGTATATATAAAGGGCTTGCAGGATGTGGGCGGTGTTGGTTACTAATAAAATCCCCTCTACTACAAATAAAATGATGATTTTGCCCACTAAGAACATTCGAAAGAACTTGTGCTGCAGAAAAGTATTCAAGTGTTTCTTCATCATGCCATATATTCTCTTCCGTGGCTTCAGGATAAAAATAAAAATAATTTAAAATACCCTTTTTATGCTTGGGGGAGATTTTTTTATTTTCTTTATTATAAACTAACTCGCAATCACCCCATTTCATTAATATTGCCTCTTAACTTTTTCCTAACACTTTTCTCGCCTTCAGTTACAGTTTTGATACCATCTCCCAAAGAAATTTCCAATTCTCTAACACCTTTTACTAACTTAATTAATCCTTGTGGTTCAACAGAAGAAAGATGATCGGAACCCCACATTGTTCTGTCCAAAGTAATATGTCTTTCTAAAATAGTTGCTCCAAGATAAACACAAGCTACAGTGGTCCCCAAACGAAATTCATGACCACTATATCCAACTTCACAATTGTATCTTTCTTTGAGAGTTTGGATACATTTAAGATTCAATTCTTCAAGAGGTGCGGGATATGTTGAATTACAATGTAGTAGCGCAAAATCTCCTCTTTTAAGTACCTCTACAGCCGCGTCAATCTCTTTTAGAGTACTCATCCCCGTAGAAACAATTACGCGCTTTCCTGACGCAATTGCGGCCTCTAGAAGTGGTATATTAGTAAGGTGTGCTGAAGGGATTTTTATGTACGGCAGATCATACCGCATGAGAAAAATGAGGCTGTCCAAATCCCACGGAGAAGCTGACCATTGAATACCTTTTTCTTTGCAATGTTTATCGATTTCATCATACTCTTGCTTTTCAAATTCAACTCTATATTTGTATTCAAGATAAGTCATTCTTCCCCATGGGGTATCCTTCATGACAGATTTTTGATGTTTCGGAACACATACATTCGGATTTCTTTTTTGAAACTTAACAGAGTCACAACCAGCTACTGCAGCTATGTCAATAAGTTTTTTTGCAATATTTAAATCGCCGTTGTGGTTAATGCCGATTTCTGCTATAATATGAGTTTTCATAATATTATCCTTTCAATTTTCTTACTTATTCTACTACTTTTTGAAGCTGTTTGTAAAATAATATTTTTAGTCTTTAGCCACTCTAGAAGTTGCTCTGTTGCTTCTCTAGTAGCTTTTATTTCCCACGGGAGGACATCTCCTTTAATAAAAAATTGTTTTTCGTCGTAATGATGTTTGTGATCGCTTTCTTTTTCCGACGCATCATTATTTAAATCCCACCCCAACGTTACAATTTTAGATACGCCCACGTGCTCCGCCATATACATAACTGTTTCATACATAATTCCGGGGCCACAAGGCCTTTCTATTGTTTTATCTAATGTGTGTTTATCAAATTCTAATGTCTTAACTAAGAACCGATCATCTATTTGTGTTCTAAGTGGAATTTGAAAAAATAAGTCGTGTTTTTGAAATTTACTCCATCTACTATGTAAGGGATAATTATCACTAGCCACTACAATAGGTTCATTTTTTTGATATTTATAATATTCGTGAAGAAAGCCTTTTTCGGGCATGGGAAGATTTGCAGCATTAAAGAAATGAAAATCCGTTTCTTCTGGAAAATAATCATACGCACTCTTAATGGAGAAAACTAAATTGTCTTTTAATATATTTTTTAAATAATCGTGATCATACTCCAAAAATGATGGACCCGTTGCTAAAATATAGCAAGTTTCTCCTTCATATGAATTTTTCAATAACTTAAGTTTTTGCTTGTTGTCCTCACATTTTTTTAATTTGTCTTTTAGTTGTTGAGTCTTAGTTTTTTCTGAATTTATATTTGTAACAGATTTTACAAATTTTTTGCCAACGCTATATTCATCATATTCTCCCTCAATTATATGTTGATATCCCACGTTTCCTTTTTTCTTGAGGTTTTTTGGATTGTCTTTCCATAAATTATAAGCATTTCTTAACTGTTCCCTTGCTGAATTTATATGGCATTCAAAATAGTTTCCATCTGTTTCATAAGGAGGTATACCAAGAAAACAAGAATCCCAATGGCCATCGACAAAGAAACCTGCTTCCGGATGAATATAATCAACATGACCACCCTTTGCAGAAACAATAACTGGTTTTTTATTTATCAACGCTTCGCTTATAGGCAAGGCGAATCCTTCGCCGCGCGAAGTTAATGCAAATACTGAAGATTTTTTATAAAGCCACGCGATATTTTCCGAAGGCAAGAAGCCCGGCAATATTAAAATATTATTATCCTGTGCAGCTTCATTAAATTGAAAAAACGTTAAATTTTTATAATGCTTTATTTCTGATTTTATTCTGTCAGTATTGTGAGTAACACTCTCATATGTTTTTAATATTAATAATGCGTCTTTGTTTTGTCCAAGTTCTGCAAAAAATGCTTTTAATAAAACATCAAATCCTTTCCTGTGAGTCCATTGCGACGATGTCAAAACAACAAATTTGCCATCTAAAAGTTCATCTGGAATTCCATTAATTGGTTTGACTTCTTTTGAAATATTTTCAATTATATGTGGCACAACTTCACAGTTAATGCCCGTTTTAGAAAATGTCTCTTTGTTCCACTCACAAGGGACTATAATCAAATTCGAATTAAAATGATCATAATTTTCCTTCCACTCTGCAGGAACTTTATCTGTTTCCCAGGCAACAAGACTAATATTATAATTTGAAGCTCTTATCAATTTTAACATTGATGGGCTGCACCCGGGTGAAGGGCGAAATCTTTCATCTGCAAAACACATCATCGGAGGCGGCATATGCCAAATAAAAGAATAGTCACCTCTAATAGTATTTTCTATGTCGAGATCATCTTTAAATTCATATTTTTTAATTAAGGATCTTTCTTCGTCAGAAAGCTTTTTTGATTCCGATGCTATCGTAGAATATATTTTTAAAGATATATTTTTATTTTTTTTTATATAAGAATCTAGAGCTTTGAGATACCCTCGAGCGGCGACGCCATAGCCAGTTTGATCTCTAAACTGAGCACAATAAACAAGATTCATTAAAGCACCATAACTTCAATTTTTTCATCCTGTTGTGGCATGCCTTCAAAACATTTTTCTATTGAGTTTACAAAATTTTCATATATAATTCTTGGCGAAAACGATTCTTCAACATGTCCCTTCAAATTGGTGGCCATTTTTTTATATTTTCCATAAGATTTATAAACGTCTCTAATTTTGTTTTTATAATCCATTTCATTGGCATAACACCATCTAGAATTTTCTTCCAAAACACCGGGCCATACTGCCTCTTTGCTAATTGGTTTCAATGTATAACTAACACTTGCAAAATGCGGCTTAATAACTTTTTTCTTTTTCTTTTTATCATAAAAAGGAGCATATAGAAAATCCATTTGCCCGCTCCACCCGACAGTTACAACTGGCAAACCATTATACACTGCTTCAAAAATAGGAAGTCCATATCCCTCTCCATGCGAAAGATTAATTAAGGCTTTGATTTGTGAATGATTATATAAGCCGGACATCTCTTCGTCAGTCATGTCTCCGTGCAACAAATAAACTTTACAACTTCTATCTTCATATTTGTTTAAATTCTCTTTTAGTTTTCGCAGAGAAGCATGCTTATCTATAGTAGAATTCTTTGCTACATTAACCTTTAAAACTAAACCAACTTCATCATCCTTAAATTCATCAAGAAACCATTTAATAGTGTTTCCAAGATTTTTTCTGGCGCCCCACTGAGCAACAACAAGAAAATTAAAATCATATTCTAAATTTAAATCAAGTTTTTCTGATTTAAACTTTCTCACAGGATATCCAACAACATCTACGGGTACATCACAAGTCAATCGTACAACTTCATCTGTTTTTTTATGTTTTCCAGTATATGTGGTATCCTGGAAAACGTTTTTTGAATGATTTGAAACAACAATAATTCTATCCATAATGTTAGCTTGCTCTAGCCAAACTGGCGCAACAGCTGTTGTTTCAATTCCAGCTGTATAACCAATATTAATTGGCGCAGCTTTTTCAAACTCATTTGGAATTGTAACCTGTAAAGTTGCATCATATTGAATACCGGATTGGTGCAGCATATTAGTTTTCCCTATCATGGAATCAATCCAATCCCTTTCTTCATCGTCATCATTAATCCATCCTGTTTTTCCCCAATTAATTGGCAAAATATACACATCATATAAATCGGGACGACTTCTGAGCGCTCTTAGTGCAAATCTGGCTTGTTCTCCGTAGCCAGATCTGGATAAAACTGGCGCCCTAACTAATATTTTTTTCATTTTATACTTCCTGTATATTCCAAGGTTTATATAATTTTCTATTTTTCCAAGAGCCATGTTTTTCATAAAACTGCAATAAACAATCAACCCACAATTTTTTGAAATTTTCGTAATTATAATTTTTCATAATATGTCCTCTTCCGAGTCTCCCCAATTCTTCCCTTTCTTTCTTTGACATGTTGTAAATTTTTAATAATGCGTCAACTACAACTTCTTTGGACAATCTATCTTCATAAATAAAAGGCACCTCTAGAGATCCAATAATCGCCTTAGAAGTTGGCTCCAGACCAATGCCAAACCATTTTTCTCCATCAGTGACTTGTTCTTGTAATCCTCCAGTCATGTTAACAATAATCGGCGTTTCGCAAGCCAATGACTCTAACGTTGCCAATCCAAATCCTTCCGCATCTGAAATATTAATTGTACAATCAGCCATATTGTACATTCTTGCAAGAATTTCTTGTGGATATTTTTGTTCTGAAAGTAGTAATTGGCCTTTTCCCAGATTTAACTCATTCATGATTGCAAATAAATCTTGTCCATTTGGGTCTCTAGCATCTGTGTGCATAACCAACATAGCTTTGTCATGACCAACAATATCTAAAAAATCTTTAAACCAATAAATTAAAGAACCGCTTTGTTTTCTTCTGGCATTTCTATTATTCCAGAAGAAAACAAATTTATTCATATCTTTTGGTTTCAAACTGTTTCTTTTAAATTCATTAATTTCATCACTAGAATATTTTTTAAATATATCTGTATCAACTGAGTGGCCTATGTGTTTCAAAGACACATCTGGCGATATATTTTTAACAATATCATTTGTTACCTTTGATATTGTTACAATCTCGTCATTCGAGTCATAATATCGTTTATTAAATGTGGGATATGGATAATTATCCCAAACATGATAGTACATTAAAGGGACGTTTTTTCTAATTTCATTGTCAACATCCCAAAGCCATGAAAAAAACCGCGGATCTGTCATAAACCAAATAAAATCTGGTTTATGTTCTCTAATCATTGATCTTATTATTTCTTGATTTCCATATCCGTCGACAGGAAAAATAATCCAGTCGTCACCATATTCTTCTGTTTTTGAAGGTTTATAATTTTCATGTTTAATTGCGCCGGCTAAACTAACAACTTCAAATAAACCTGTTTTCAAAGCAGCTTCTAAAACATAACGAGTTTGAGTTCCAACTCCGGAAGGAGATAAAGGATGATCGCTTATGCTCAAAATTTTAATTTTTTTCAATCTAAACCTCTATGGGCAATATTTTGTTTTACTAAATTCGCAGTATTTGCAAGACAAGCGATTTTTAACATAATTTTTATTATTAATATTATATATCGCTTTTCTTAAGAAGTTAAGTGCATTGTCAGTTTTTTTCTTTCCGCTTATCACTTTAAATATTTCAACATTATCCTTTTTTGCAGTTCTTTTAAGAAGGATAAAATGAGTTTCCACATCCGTGGGCTCAATATTATATTTTTTGGCAAAAAAATGTTTATAATAAGTTAATTGATAGGTAACCATTCTATCGTTTTTCTTTTTATAGTGCCACCCCCAAGAACATGTTTTCCAATCAATAACATGATACTTTCCATCTTTTGTTTTTAACACCAAATCAACATATCCTTTGAATTTATAATCTTCATAAGATATATCTTCAAATAATTTTTCTTCTGTTGAAAAAACTTTATATTTTCCGAAATATTCTTTAAGAGCCGGTTTAATTTGAGGTAGCAAACTAAGTCCTTGTTCTTTCATATCTAAAACTAATTTTTTATCAAAATCATAATCATCGTCTGATAATTTTTTCAAAACTTTTTTATATTGATCAAGAAAATATTCTCCTGCTTCAAGATTTTCATTCAACAGCATATTTTCGCAAGTATCATGAACAGCATTACCAAAAGCAGTATGTTCATTGCCTTTAAAAAGTTTAATTTTATCAATATAAGTTAATTTGTGATAAAAGGGGCAAACAGACCAATTTTTTAATTCAGAGTAAGAGACATGTGTCATTTTATATTATCCAGGTATTCTATCTTATTATACAACATAGAACTTATGTTTGTCAAGTATTTTCTGTCCCCTAAATAATATTCTTCAAATCCCCTTGCGAAGTACTCACGCAAAGAAGTAATAGCGTATGGAGACACAAATAAACCCATCGTTAAAGATGTTAATAAAGGATATCCAACCTTTCTATAAAGAAATATATCGAATTCTTCAGAATATCTAGAATTTAAAAAATCATATTTTTGTACTTCATAATTTTCACTTCTCAAGATGCTTTCAAGTCTTTTTCTTTTACCCAAAAACTCAACTTCAACTTTATTGTCTTCGTATATTTCTTTGCCTGCTATTTCTTCTACAGCGTGGGCAATTTCATGAATTATATCATCGATCATATCATTTTCATCAGATTGATCATTAATTATATACAAAGCACCGTCTTTATAGGCAGCATTTGTTTCTTTCTCTATAAATTCTTGAAATTGACCAACATAAATTGCATCAATGTTATTAACATAGTAAGAAGGTAATAAATTTTCTACCCTTCTCAGAACAGTTCTTAAGCTAATTTCTTCCGGAAGTCTGTCCTTTACAACAACATTAATTGAGCCAAAAAAAGTTAAATTTTCATTTTCTAATAATTTATTTTTTTTCTTTATATAAGAGGATATATCATTCATTTTCTTGTTCAGAAATTCTTTTGCCTAATTCAGCGTCATCTAATGCCTGCTGATATCCTCTAACCCAATTTTCTTCTGCAACTGTTAACAAAAACTCTGGAAATTCTTTCGCAACGGTTTCAACTATCATTTCAACAGTCACTTTATCATTTTCGGGAGAACATTTTTCTCCAACATAATTCACCAGCCATTCTTTTAATTTTGTTTCTTTGCCAAGGGCAATTTCGTTAACAGCAGAAATTAATTCCGGCTTTTCTGATTCTTTCCAGTGAATTTGCAATGTTTTTTGTTCCTCTACTTTTTTTTCGTTCATTTTATATTCTCCCCAATTAATTTTTGACCAAGCGTGCTCATGAAAATAATAAAATATGCTTTCAACAATTACTTCTAATATAGCTAAGTTTGCTGATATAAAAAGTTCACCTGTAAGTATATAACATAAAACAAAAGTTACTATTCCGTCTATCAGCTTCCATGTAACTGTTTTGGCAAAAAACTTTTTATTAAAAAATTTATATTTTCTAACTACCATTTATAAAATCCTTGCGGCTAAAGTGGCAACTTTTGAACGTTCTCCTTTGGTTAATGTAATGTGGCCTGATAAATCATGTTCTTTAAACTTTTCAACAGCGTATGTCAAACCATTCGATGTTTCATCAACATAAACATTGTCAATTTGTTCAATATCACCTGTCATTACTATTTTAGTATTTTCTCCGACTCTTGTTAAGATCGTTTTTATTTCATGTTGTGTTAACTGTTGACATTCATCAATTACGATATATGCATTAGAGATAGAGCGGCCTCTAATAAACGTCATTGCTTCAACCTCTATAGTACCATCTTCAAAATATAAATCTAACATTTTTCTGTCTCCCAAAAGGAATTCTAAATTATCCTTAATGGGGCTTAGCCATGGCCCCATTTTTTCTTCTAAAGAGCCTGGTAAATATCCTATATCTCTCCCTAGCGGCTGAATGGGTCGAGTGACTATTAATCTTCTATAAATCGAGTCTTCTCCATCTTCAACTGTTTGATAAAGGCCAGCGGCAATGGCACATAATGTTTTTCCGCTTCCAGCTTTACCAACTAACGTAACAACAGGAATATTTGGATTTAATAACAGATCTAAAGCAAAATTTTGTTCTTTGTTTCTGGATCTGACACCCCAAATATCGCCATTTTCAGTAATTTTTTTAAGTGAAGAATTATAATTGGCAAATCTAGCTAATGCCGTTTTTTTCTCATTTGAATTAGAAACAAGCATGACCATTTGATTGGGATAAAGTTTTATCTCCTCTTTTTCCAAAAACACGTCTTTACCTTCATAGAATTGGTCAACTATTTCATCATCCACCAAATGTTTTGTAAATCCAGTGTACAGTAGTGAACTATCTTGTACAACTTGACCAACGGTGTAATCTTGTACGGGAATTTCTAGTGAATCGCATTTAATTCGCATATTAATATCACGAGAAACAACAATTATTTTTTTATTAGGAAAATTTTGTTTTTGCGCAAGAACTGTGCCAATTATCATGTTATCCGGATCTGATGAAGATAATTCTTCTGGTAACAAGGACGTATCACAGTTTTGAATGAATATTATGCCCTTGCCTTTGCTAATTCGTACTCCTTTTTTAAGATTTCCCTTTTCTCTCAGAGAATCAAGAATTCGAATTATATTTCTTGCATTTAAGCCAACACTATCTTGTCTTTTTTTGTGTCTATCTATTTCTTCTAGAACTTTTAAAGGAACTAATATATCACCTTTTCCAAATGCAAATATAGCATTTGCATCGGTCAAATAAACGTTTGTATCTAAAATATATGTTTTTTTTCTTACGGCCACATTAAATAACTATTTTTCAGGTGGTTTTGCAATTACAATTTCTGGTTCTGAAATAACAACAATATATATTGCAGGCGTCCTTTCTTGATCCATTTCTCTTGCCAATTCTAGCATTTCATTATGGTCTTGTTCAATTATTTGCGATTCCGGAGTGGTGGTTTTATTTTTTATAACTGATACGCTAGCCGCGCAGCCAATTAGCATTAAAGAAATAAATAAAAAATAAAATATTGTTTTCATATTGTGGATTTCTCCTCTTTTGTGATAATACATGTATATAGCAAGAAATTGAGGTTGTCCCCTAGTTATAAATAGAAGGAGATTTAATATATGAAACAAATAGTCAAATACGCATTAATTTCTATCGCCTTCCTGCTAATATTGTTATTAGTTTTTTCTTGTGGATTAAATTCAACTTATTTAATTGGCCCCGGACTTGATGAGGGGAATAGAAATTTCAGAGAATCATTTTTAAAAGTAGAAAATAAATTTTCTGTTAGAGAATGTATAGAAAACGAAAAGAAAGAACAAACTGAATGCAGAATAGAAAGAATAATATCTTCTGCATCAGCTTTTGTTGTTAGCACTGGAAAAGCTGGCTCATATGCAATAACTGCGGCGCATTTTTGTGAAGACGACATGGAAATGCTTTTAAGTTCGGTTGTTAAAGGTATTCCAATAAACAAAATTAAATTTTTTGCCTATGATATTGATATGAAAAGGTATGATATTAATGTCATAAATTATGATAGAAAATTAGACTTGTGTTTGCTTTACGTCAAAAAACTTCAAAGAAGGTCAGCATTAATTTCACAATCCCCTCCCGCGTCAGGCGATAAAGTATATAATTTAGCTGCTCCGCTGGGAATGTTCAATAGTAATATGATCCCCAAGCTAGATGGCTATTTTGCTGGCTATTATTATATGGAACCTAGTGAAAAAGACCGGCAATTTGCTATATATTCAGTGCCGGCAGTTGGAGGAAGCTCCGGATCTCCCCTTTTTAATAAAGATGGATATGTAATCGGGATGATTCACTCAGTCAATATAAGATTTCCCTTTTTAACGTATTCTCCGACTCATAAACAACTGAAACAATATATACACGATAACGTTCCTTATTAGAGTGTCATGACTTGTTTTTATCGCTTTTTGGCGGCTTTACGTAACCATCTTGGTACCAACCGCCGCCTTTTAACGCAAACGAACCCTTAGATACGAGTTTTTTGCACTTTCCACCACATATTCTCTCTACAGAACCACTTACCACTATGTTGCTGCAATCAGGTGGCGTTTCATCGACTTTTTGTACTATTTCGAAGAAAAAGCCGCAAATTTGGCACTTATATTCGTAAATTGGCATAATTTACTAAATTATCTCGTCGACAAGCCCGTATTCAAGACATGTTTCAGCATCAAACCATAAATCACGTTTTAATATCTCTTTTAGCTTTTTTTTGGGTATTTTTGTATGCTCACCATAAATATCCTTAATAATCTGCATAAAAAGGTCACAATTCTCTATACTGTCCTTTAATTCTTCGTATTTCCCCCACATTCCGGAGGAGATTTGATGAATTAGCATAAAAGAGTTGCTTCTTATCTGTCTATGGGCGCCAACAACACTAAAAAGAGTCGCTGCAGAAGCTGCGCAACCTTCAACAACTGTATATACTGGCACTTCACATGATTTTATGTAGTCTACAGCTGCTAAACCAGCAAAAACACTGCCTCCGAAGCTGTTAACATGCAAATATATGTTTGCTGGCTCTTCAAGATTCAATAATTGTGCCTGATTAAGCAAATTATCGTTTAAACTTCTTAAATTCTTATTTAAAACAAGGATTTTTTGTCTAGACACCTCTGAATAATAGTATATTCTGTTATTTGTGGTTTCAACTATGTTATTTTTGTCGGTAGAGGCGCCAATAGGGGTGTTATCCTTGTCCTTCTTGTCTTTTCCGGCCCAAAATATGTCTTTCATATTCAATCCTTCTTGTTTTTGTTCTTTTTTCTCTGTTTTTTGCCTTTTTTATCCACTTTTTCTTCAAAAAGTGGATCTTTTCTCAATTTTACAACAAATTTAGCACCACTTTTGTCATGACGCCTAACTTTTACCTGAATATTATCGTTTTCAGACAAATATTTAGCCCTTTTCTTGTCTGCGTCACAAAAATTATCAAAATGTGCTACATTTTTCCAAGGTTTGCCTTGTTTCTCCTCTTCTTCAATTTGTTTGCGTTTCCTAGCCATATTTACCTCTTATAAGTGTTAATTAGCCCAACCCTCTAATCAACAAATCCACCCATGGGGTCATTCGTTTGGTGGAGGCGGTGGGAATCGAACCCACGTCCAAGAATCGTCAAATATTCTGTCATTCACAAGATTATCTGGTTTTTGAACCAGCAAACTGCTCAGTAACTCAATTGAACGTGCGCACCACTCATTTTTTAAAAGAAATAAGAAACTTTTTGCTAGTTTTGGGGAATAAGGTTACTAGCAACCTCAGATTACGCAGCTAAGGCGTAATCAAAGTCAACATTATCGTTGGCAGTTAAAAAGTTGAATGTTTATGCTGTGACATCCACACAGTCTTGCCAGAAATACTATCATAATCCCTGTCGAGACCAGATCGCCCCCAAATTTTAAAAGAACTGCAATAAGTATACACTATTTCTTAATTGTTGTCAAGATCTATAAAATAACTTTCTGTATTATATTTTTTTATTAACTTTTTGAAATGATCTAGCTTAATCCCTAAAAATCTGGAAGCTTCTTTTTTAGATCTAGTAGCTGAAAGAGCATACTTTAATATGGCATCTTTAACTAAGTAAGGGATTGCTGAGAATATAGGGATCCCATACAAATAACCACCAGCAGATCTGGCTGCTAATTCTAATTTTAGACCAACTAATTCTTCTAGAGTTAAATTATTTAACATAACCTCAAATTCATCATGAGATTTATTTTCTTTTTTTAATTTATTGCTTAAAGAATAATATTTATTCTTTCCTTGAATTCTTTTCTTTTTATTCCAGGCCATATTTTGTAGAAACTGCTTTTCAGAAAGAACTTGTTCAGCATATCATATATTTTAGCTTTTGTTAAATAATCAAACTGATTTCTTTCCAACAGTCACTTTATATGCTTCGTTTTGTTTTCTAATATTTGCAGGGCCTCTCACGCCAAAACGAAATAATGCTTTAAATTTTTCACGATCATCAGCAACGTCAATAAATTCTTCTGGATATTTATTATAATTATCTATAACGTTGGATTCGCCAGTTTTGAAGGTATCGGTCGCCATTTTTAATACTCTTCCACTTCTTCAGGTGCTTCTTCGGGAGCAAGTTCAATTGCCGGCTCTTCTATAGGCTCTTCCATGCCGGCTGCAGTTTCTCGAGATCGTTGGCGAGCCATGGCTTCTTTTTCCCATGTCTCAAAGTGGTATCCAAGTTGCCTAATTAAAAGTTTATAAAATAATAATTTATCTAAATCAGCTGCGCTTAGATCTTCTCCCGGAGCTGTTCCAACAGCTGCACTAACTAACCTATTCCAAGTATCTAACAATAACGTGTCTAAGCCTTTGTCCCATAAATCAAAAGCATCGATAAGTCCTGTACGATCTAAACCAGGAAGACCAAAGGTTTTTAATTTTTTTTCTTTTTCTGTCTCCGGAGAATCCTCTTCTTTTCCCATTAATCTTTCATCTTCTTCGATGTCGACGTCAACAACAACTTCTTGAAGAGCAACAGGACTAGTCGCGACATCAACAGCGCCTTCTTCAGCAAAATCTTCTTCTCCGGCTAGTTGTTCATCATATTGTCCATGGCGACCGTATTCGCGATCCCCCGCCTGCATAATAAAAGAGGGATCAGACTTAAACATGGTATCTTCTACGTGCCAAAGAATATGTTTTCTAAATGATTCTCTCTGTTTTTCTGAAGTGGTGAGACTCATATAAGCTTCCATCACGCGCTCTTTAAATCCGGATTTACTAAGAAACCATTCTAATTTATTTTTACCAGTTGTACGATGCTTTTTAAGTTCCGCTTCTTGGAGAACTAAATTGCGAACAATTTTCCTTAATTTCTCTTCTTCCAAGTTCTTTTTTTCACTTCTTCTCTCTTTTACAATGCTAATTGCTTTGCGAATATAAGATCTTAAAACTTTTTCTTCATTATTCATATAAATTAGTTCCTGCTTTTTAATAAGTAGTTTACTACATCATTAACAAGCTGTTCATCTTGCTTGTGTTTTTTTCTTTTTCGCCGACCAGTAGAAGAATAGCCTTCAATATTTCCTCGTTCCCCCGCGGCTGCTCCTCCCACTGTCGACACTTCTTCTAACTCTTCTTCGTTCAAAGAAGTAGAGCGCACAGCAACGTGAACAGTATTTTTTTTCTTTCTCTCTAGTTCTCTACAGTTAGGATCTTCATGACATGCTTGTTCTTTGCTCTTCCTTCCGGCAACAAATTCTGCAGGATTAATCTCTTCTGACAATTCTTCTCCTAATGGTGGCGCACTTTTTGTTCTTTTCATCGATGGCCTTTTGTGGCCTTTGCCACCACCAGTATATTTATTTTTGCCCTTGCCAATAAGGCGCTTTTTCATTTTAGAATGTCTGGCTCTTACTTTTAGTTGATAAGGCTCTGTTTGCTCATTTATGACTTCTTCAATTAGCCCGTATAAAATGGAAGATAATACTCCTTTTTTTTTATTTTCGGAACGTACTTCCGATTCATCTTCTTGAGGCTCTTCTTGAGGCTCTACCTCTGGCGCCTTTTCTTCTGGTTCGGGTCTTTCTTCTGGCGGGGGTTCTAATTCTATTTCTGGCTCTGGTGGCAAACTTAAAATAGCCAACACTTGATTCGCCATGGCTTGATTTTCGCCAGGCGTACCAGGAATAAACTTTTTAAGTAAATCATATGTAGTTTCACGAATATCTGGTTTTCCGGGCTCTGGTCCAGGCCCGATCTTCACGTGACCATTCCCTATAGCAATGATGTGTAATATTTTTCGAAAATCAGTGGCTTGAAGATTTTCTTCCTCTTTAAGTTCGTATTTATAAACGCTTGGTTCTAAAAGTTCAGCCATATCTGGAGTTACATGATGTACAGCTTCCAACGTATCTTCTAGTTCCCCCCTGTTATATCTTTCTATATCGGAAACGGCTTTCTTTTTTTTCTGTTCTTGGCCTTTTTTTAGGTTCCTTTTGCGCGGTTTTACAGGAGCGAGCTTTGTGCTAGCTCCTAAAATTATACAATCTTTTAGTTTAAAAATCTTTTTTCTTCCTTCTCCCGCGCCTGCTGCTTTAGGCTTTTCCTCCTCCTCCCTCGCTGCAGCCCACAGTGGGTTCAAATCTTGCCCAATCAGCTTAAACATATACGACATTGGAGATCCTTCATCTTCTCCTTCAGTGGCTATCATAGTTTTTACATTGTTTAGACCGGCAGATTTTATATATAAGTTCCACATATTTTGCGATGCACGTGCATCAACATTAAATTGATCTTTTTCCTCCTTCTTCGGGCGAGCCGTCGCTCCAATAAAAATATAAACGATATTTGCTATTTTAGCATAGTGTTCGGCCATTGCTAAATGTCCTTTATGCGGAGGTTTATAGCCTCCAGGAATTAATGCAATCGTCCTGCCGCATTTCATTTTTTCTACTTCTGCGCCGGCGATAGGCGCTTCTTCTTTTCTATGCGGAGATGCCATTCCTTCAACAATAAAATTTCCACTAATTTTGACCATGTCAACGCCAAAGCGCTCTTTATCTCTTAAAACAACTCCTTCATGTTTATCAGCACCTCCCATACCGCTCGTTAAAGCTTTGAGAAATTCTATTCCAAGCATTCTTGTGGCATGCCAAAAAATGCCACCATCAAGTGCAAGTTTTCCTTGTTCTGCTGCGCCGGCGGCACCCAAAGGAGCATATAAATATTCAGAGTAGTCGACAGTTGTTACTCCGCTCTCATCCATTTTCTGCGCAAAAGCTAAATAAACTTCTTTACTTAAAGCCCTCACCGTTCTTCTTGGCTCTTTTAGTACTACTTCTTTGTCCCATGGATTTATTGATTTTTCTAGAAGGCTTTTGAAGTCAGATTTTTCTATAGGTTTGGGCCCTTCCTTTTTTACACCAACCATTGAGCGATCCCAAACAACAGTAATTTGCTGTGCGAGAGGTTTATCTAGATTAATTTTTGCTGTTTTTTCCTCTTCTCCCTCACCCTCGCCTTCGCCCTTCTCCAACGCGGCTTTCTTGTCTTCCGTCTTAAATTTAACCGGAACATCGCCATAAATTTTAAATCCATGTTTTTGCGCAACAATCCCAACTTTCTCTACTAACTTTTTTAATGCGCCATCTTGATCACTATTTAGATCTATTCCTTCCGCGAAATCCTTAACAGGTTTTAATTCTCTCGTTTTAGGATCCATTTTCAAAGGCCTTTCTGCGCCGGGTCTATATCCTTTTTTGGATTTCTTTTCATATATTTGACCTAAATTGTGAATGGCCAAAAAGTCATGATCATAATCTAAAAGATTGGTTTGACCTTCAACATACTCTGTATTAAAAATTAAAGTTGAATTATCATATGCACCTATTATTTGTAATTCTTCAGTTATATACGGAAGGGCCTCGTTCATAATTCTTAACAAGTTTGTATAAGTTCGAATCATTCCATGAGGTTTTGGCTCTCCAGTTTCGCGATCTAACTGAGGCTTAAACCTTTCAGATGCATTGTTTGCTGTGATACCTTCAATATCTATAGGATGTAAAGAATATCTATCGCCAACAAATTCTTTTGTGCCGTCTTCTCTCGTTACTAATTTAAAACTAGCATTGGCACCATCAATTTTTAAAGAACCTTTCCCTTCTCTAATTGATTCTTCAGCAAGCTCAAAAAATTTAAGTAAATCCTTACCGGTATTCACAGAAAATACGGAATTGTTAAGATCGAAAGGATGGTCCATATGAGCCATTATTTTTTATCCTCTTCCAACACCTTTAGCTTGTCTTCAAGCATTAAAACTCTTTCTTCAAGCTTCCTTGTGTGACGTTTGATTTCTCTAACGTGTTCTAGAGCAATTTCAACTCTTCTCTTTTCAGTTTGGCTTTTTGGACTGAGAGCTTTAAGAATTTCACTTAATGATTGAACATAACTGCGCATGCTCGGAGGACTGTGACCTTCTCCAAGCATAAATTTGCGAGTCATAAGTCCAAAATCAGTCATCTGTTTTTACAGTTTTCTTTACTCTTCTCGTTTTAATTACTTTTTCGACAACAGGCTCTGCAACTTTTTCTTCTACAACCGGCCCGGGCAGTACAACCGGCTCGTCAGTCGATAG